GAATAACCATTACTTATTAATTTCGTCCGGATTCCCTCTTTTGATTTTAGGATTTTTCAAATATTTTTTCGCCCCATCGCATCCGAGCTCGCCGGTCTCGTAAAACCCTAGTGTTTTCAACGGCTGCGGGGTATCGCTAACGTCAGTACGCAACCGTCGTTTTAGCTGCTTTTATCACGTTTTAGCAACGTTTGTGTTGCACGATGTTGCACACCAGAAAAAGTTTTTTCGATACTTTTCAATTTAATACGTGTCTGCCGGACGAACAAAAAGACCCGATGAGCCTGTCAAAACTCATCGGGTCTTTTCTGCGTTATAGGGGTTACTGCTTGGGTACAGACTGCACGCCTGCGTCACGCAGCAGCTGCTGTGCGATTGCGCGCGCCTCGGCGGCGGAACTGTCGCGCACCTCCTTGAGCATGGCAAGCTTATCATCCATGGTCTCAGCGTACCACCACTCGTCGGTGCTCACCATCTCGACGAAGTAGTTGGGGAATATCGTGCGGTAGATGTAGTTGACCTCTTCGCGCTGCTCCTTGTCAAGCAGGAACTGATAGCCCCTGTGCTGGGAGTCGGTCAGGTAACTGCCGCTGAGATACCACGTCTGCGCGAGCATGTAGCTCTGGTCGGTCGTGCCCAGCCAAGGTGTGTTGAGAATCAGACTGTAAAAGTCGCTGTTGTTGCTCGCGGTTATATCCGCCTCGCTGGCCAGTGCTTTCATCATGGCCATGTACATGACGCGGCTTTCATCACCATCGCACTTCTCAATCCACGTGTTCTGGTCTGTGTCGTACTCGGGCATGATGCTCTTGCGCGCACTGTACGTGGCATAGCTCACGAGGTTATCTATGGCCTTCGCCTTTGCCTCGTCGCTCAACTGGGAGTAGCCTATGTCGTTCATGAGGTCAGAGAGCATACCGTAGGCGACCTGACCGCGCACGGTTGCCAGCTCTTCATACTGTTCGGCTGAAAGGTTGTACTTCGTGCCCTCGAAGCTGAAGTCCTTGTCGGGGTCAGAGATGAGCACCTCAGTGCCGAGATTATCAGCGAGACGCTGAAGCTCGTCATCGACCGGCGTAGTCTGAATCTTGTTGCTGTAACCGGGCGAGAGCATGTTCTCAAGCAGCCGCACTACGAAACTGCCGGTGGTATCTCTGCGCCCCCATGCGTCTACATACGCCGTGCGTCCTGCATTCAGCGGGGTTTTGCCGACGATGTTCGTCTGCCACCACCGCTGGAACGTTGCGGGTACATCGCTGTTCTTGTCGATGTAGGTCGTGCGCCGGTCTGCTACCATTGAACGGGAGATTTGCCCCAGCAGCGTAGGAACAGCCTGAGCAATGTAGCTCGACCCCATTGTTACAGCTATCGAGGTAAGCGGGTAATCGTCGTAGCGGTTAGCCTTGAGAGCAGAGTTCAGACCGTCCAGCATGGACAGCGTGGTCAATGGTTCTATGACGACGGTGGAGAGGTGGGCTATGTCCCCAAATGACAGCTTGCCGTCTTCGAGGGTCTTCCACATCTCCGCGCCGACGAACAAGGGCATGGCCACGGGCGCAGTCCAGTCGATGGTGTAGTTCACTCCGCCTATCGTGATGGAGTAATCCTGATACCCCTGAAGCTTCTCAAAAGCATTCTGCTTGTCGTCATCGTCGCCGCTGCCGCGAAGTATTCCACGGCTTGCGAGGAACAGTCCCAGCAGAGTTATCATGCTGCCGGTCATGCCTGCGGCGATGTGGTCGATGAACTGGTTCGCTGTCATGTCGCCCTTGCGCAGCTTGTACAGGTCGTATGAAACGGTCTTCATCAGACCGAGAGGGCTGTACTCCACGCCGCGCTTGAGAACATTGAGCGGCGTCTTGGTAAACGGGACAAGACCCTCCGCCAGTATACCCGCGCCGGGAATGCGCTTGATTTTGTTGAGCCCTGCTGCCAGCGCGGAGTAGTCGCGGTACGTGGCCTTCTGCGCCTCGTTGATGGCGTACTCTCTGGCGGCGTTCAGGATTCGCGCGCCCTCGCGCGTGGTCTGGAGGTCGATAAGGTCTGCGTTCTGCGCCGCGAGGTACGAGGTCAGAGCGTTGACGTAGTGCGCCTTGAGAAATGCCGCGTCTTCTTTCTCCAGCCATTCGCCGTTCTTCCTGCGCAGCCACTCCAGCGGACGCAGCTTGTAGATGGTACGGCGCTCCCGTATCGCGTCGGTCTGGTTGTACTTGCCGCCGCCGGTAAGCTCATCCTTGACAAGCGCGAAGTCGGCATTGGCAAAGGTCTTGTACTTCTCCGTGCCTACGCCGAGCACGCCGGAAACGCTCTTGGTTCTCTGCGACATGTCGGGGATGAACCTGTTCTCAAGCCCTGCGGCGATGAGGTCTTTCATGAATTTCGCAGGAACGAATATGCTGTTGCCGACGATGTTGCGGATGTGGGTGCGGGGATTGCCGAGCATGGCCAGATAACGCCATGCATTCCACTTGTCCGTGAACGTGGCCGGTATCTGGTCTGCGATGTCCTGTATCAGCGCGTCCATCGCGGCGGCAAGCTCCTCCTGCGTGGAGGCCTCCATGACCTGCTTTGCGAGGTCGCGGTTTATGATGAGCTGTTCCATCCTGCCGGATTCTATGCGCTTGCGGTTGTCCGCGTTGAGCCTATCGACCGTGCGCTGGAAGTAGTAGAGCTGCCCCTGCGGGGTCATCTTCTTCAGCAGGCTCATCGCCTGCACAACCTGACCGGCCTTCGTGCCCATCTCGGCGACGTCGGCAAGCACGCGCATCGCGGTCTCATAGTCACCGACCTTGGCGGCTTCCTTGAACAGCATCTCGCCCAGCGCGATGTCCTGCTTCTTGGGCATGTAGTCCGAGTCGGCATGGGCATCCCACTCGCCGAGTATGTGGTCGTACCCCTTCTTCCTGAACTGCCTGTCGGCATAGCTTATGGCCGAGCGGTCAGTGATGGGGACATAGCTTGCGCCCTCGTCGGTCAGCGTCATGCGCGTGATGTGGTCTACCGCATGGTCTGGCGTCTGCTCCGCCTCGGCAGCGGTGCGCAGGAAGCGCCTGACCTTTACGCCATCGCCGGTCTGGGTCGGCAGGCGTACATCTCTCGCGGCCTTCTCGCCCGCGGGTATCGCGCCGTACTCCCGGATGAGGCTGTCGAGTTGGTTGCGTATGATGATTTGCTCACTGCTGGACACTCGCGGCTGAAACACCTTGCTCATGCGCGCGGGGTCTTCCACCTCCGGGGCGTCGCCGGTCTGCATGAGCTGTGAGAAATACTCGGTCAGCGCCGCCAAGGCGTGGTTCTCGTCCTTGTCGTGCAGCATCTTGAGCACCAAGTCCTCAAGCGTTCCCTCGGTGTAGCCGGTGTCGAAGTCCTCGTCAAGCGCGTACTGCATCAGTGCGCTGTCTGTCGGCGCGGTGTTGTACGTGGACTTGCCCTGCTTGTTCTCGAAGGTGACGTAGACGGTGCTGGCGTCAAGGCTGCCTCCGCCGAGGGTTGCGCCCTCGGCCACCATGTTGGCGTTCTTGAAGATGATGCCGTCATACTTGGCCTTGAGCTCCGGGTCGGACATGACCCTGCGGGTCTCGGCCTCCACGAAGTCCGCGCCCTTGCCCTTGGCGTCTATCGTGAGCGGCTTCGTTATATTCACGTAGCCTTCGAGCAGCGCCATGCCGTTGATGATGTCGCTGTCCTTGGCCTTGGTGAACGCCTCGCGGTACGGGTCGAGACGGGTAACGCCGTTGGTGTATTCGCGCATCCGGCGCTCCGCCCGCGCCAGCTCTGTCCTGAGCGCTCTGGCTCTGCCGCCCGTCGCGCCCTCAAGCTGAGAGTTGATTGCCGCAATGCGGCTACCTATGCGCTTGCCCTCCTGACCGTATGCCGCTGCGCCGCTCAGCCCGCGGTGGGTGTTGGCAACAGCGGGCTTGTCTGTCCACCATGTTGCCTTGCCGGGTATCTTGGCGTTGCGCACACCGGCGGCGGAGGCCAGCCTGTAAACCGGGATAAGCGCGCCGGTCTCGCCCTCGCGTGCTTTGCTGTCCTTCATGTACTCGGCCAGCTTCGGCGCAACCTTGCGGCCATAGGTGTCCTTCTCGCGCGTCGTCTCGGGTTTGGCCTCGGCCTTGGGCTGCTCCTTCTCGTTGGAGAAGAAGCTCCATGTGTCCTCGCCGATGTTCTGATTTGCCATTGTGGTGATTTCGTCGGCCTTCTGCTTCCCGAATATCTTCTGGAGCATAGACGGGCTTATATCATCATACCGGGTCTGCGTGCCATCGGGATTAAGCAGCATGATGTTGTAGGTGTTGCGGCTGAGCGCGCGGCGGTTGATTGCGCCGGACTTGACCTTTGCCAAGCCCTCCGCCCAGCGGCCTACCTTCTTGGCGGTCTTGACCGTGGCCGCGGGCGTCTCGCTCACGGTCTCGGCTGCCGGGGCTTTCGCCTCCACCGGCGCGGGCTTCGCCTCCTGCTTTGCCTTGAATACATCGGCGCGCGGCTCGGGCGAAGCGGTGTCGTCCTTGCGCGCGGTCTGTTTCTCCTTCGGCCTGAATGCGTCGGCCTTGGGCTTGGCGGTTTCCTTTGCGGCCACCGGCTTCTCCTCGGCCTTGCGGACGGGGAACTTGTTCCGGCGGGGTGAGGCCTCGTCATTGCCGGTGCGCTTCTCGTAGGCATCCCATGCACGGTTGTACGCTTCGTCGCTCAGCTCCGCGTTCTCGTCGAACACGCGCTTGTCGCCGAGGTCGAAGTCGGCATCGGAACCGGTCTCCTTGGTGTCGGCGGCCTCCTCGACCGTGCCCTCGCGGTACTCCTTCGTGCGCTTATCCGGCTTTATCTTGGTGGTGCTGCGCTCCTGATAAGCGAGGTAGTTGCTCCATACGGCGGCCTTCTCGCTGGCGCTCATGCCGTCCAGCTTGTCCAGCAGCTCATCCCAGTAGATGTCCTCGTCGAGCGTCACGTCGTCGGTGGAGAAGCCCTCCTCGTAGGCGATGGCCTCCTTGGCGTTGCGCGCCTCGATGCTCTCCTCGTCCACGCCCATGAGCTCCTCTATGTCCTCGTCGATTGCGTAAAGGCTCATGCCGTCGGCGACCTTGTCCTTGTCGATGGCCAGCACCCACACGGGGTCGCCTCTGCCCTCCAGCGCGTCCGCGTAGTATTCGAGGATGTCCACGGTGTGGTCGCCTTTGGTGTCGGTGGAGGTCTCGCCCCGCGGAATGTCGCCGTCGGTATAGCCGCTTGCAACGGCTCTCAGCGTTTCCACGGCGTCCTCCCGCGTCCACTCAAACTCGAAGGGGTGCTGCAACTTGTTCAGCGCCACGGGGTCGATGCCGGAAGCGTCGGCGGACTCTATCTCAGCGTCGGAGTAGTAAAGGGCCTCCAGCTCCTTGAGCTCGTTGTATATGCGCTCCTGCGCCGGGGTCAGCGGCATCATGTCCTCAATTTCGCGGTAGCTCTCAAGCTGGTAATCCACGACGGTGTCGTACACCTCGTCGATGCCAAGCTCTCTCAGGCGCTCCTCGCTTGTTCTGGTCAGTGCCGCCGCACGGCGGAAGAACTCGTCCTCTGCTGCGCCGCGCAGCTCGTTCATCCTGAACTGGTTGATTCCGACGCGGATGGATGCCTCCATCACTATGTCGCGGTAGAAGTCGCTGTCGTACTCGCCGTAGTAGTTGCCCAGCCGCTCCTCGCTGACAGTGCCGAATTTCTTCGCGGCCTTGACCATCGCGGTGTCGTAGGTGTTGCGGTATGCCCCGTTGTAGTCGAACGACCACCGCACGGACTGTGCAATGGCCGGTGTCCACGTCACGTAGTCGAAGCCGTTCTCCAGCGCCTCGGCGATGGCCTGCTTCATCATGCGCTCGGGGTAGCTCTTGCGCAGCGGCGCATCGAAGGTATCGCCGTCCTTGCGCCCGGCGTTTGCCAAGTCGGACTGCGCCTCCTCGATGTGGACGACGGCCTCGCCGTTGCGGTTCTGCTGGTGGGATATGCGCGCGTGTGCGGCGACGTCTCTGTCGCCCTCGAAGTGCGTGTTCAGGTCTGACGTGACGTAGCCTCTGTACTGCGGCAGCACGAGCTCTATCGTGTGATAGTCGCTGCCGCCGTGGTAGGTGAAGCCGCCCCACGGCGCGTCTGCGCCCTCGCGCTTCCATGTCTCCAGCGCGGCCTGAGAGTTCCAGTACCACTCGCTGAACTCCTCCGGGGAGAAGTCTCTGCGCCCGGACAGGAATTCGCGCAGCCCGGAGAACGTCACCTCGTCCTGCTTGATGCCTGCGTTGAGCGCGGCCTTCACGAACTGGTCTGCGTTGCCCACGGCGATGCGCCCCGTCTTGGCGTTCTTGGGTCTGTCGTTGATAAAGCGCACCAGCGGGGAGGAGAAGTATTCCGCGTAGTCATTGCCGGGGTCAAGGCGGAAGTCTGCCCTGTGGCTCTCGTGCACGGCTTGTGCGTCCATGCCGGTCTCATCCACGGCGAACAAAGAAAACTCCTTGCCCTCAAGGCTATCCTTTATCTGCTCGTTCAGCTTGAACGTCCAGATGGGGTATTCCTTTGAGGAAGGAGTCTGGTCTGTGACCTTGTTCCGACTGACCGTGCCGGGTGTCACGTCTATATTCTTCAGTTCGACGGGGATGCCGAACTGCTTTCCGAACTTGCCCATGAAGCCGACGAGCTGCTTGTTGTACATGTTCTCGTAGGCGCTCTGGTAATCCACGCTCCAGCGCTCTGACTGGATGGCGGCGCTCGACCATGCCAGCATGTCGTAGCCGTCGTCGATAGCCCGCTTGATGAGGCTCTTCATGACGAACTCCGCATAGTTGGTCTCGAACGGTGCGTCCGGCGTGGTGGCCGGATAAGGGCCTTTGCTCTTGACGTTGTCTATCTTTCGTGCGGGTGCGAGAGCCGGGTCTGCAAAAGCGAGATAAATGCTCTTGCCCTGCTTGGTATACACCTCGTTCAGCCGCGCCTTCACTTGCGCCGTCACGGATTCATTGCTGTACGGGTCTATCTCAAGCTTCTCATGGTGCAGCTGCTGGAAGACCTGCGAGAGCTCGTCGGTGTAGTGCTTGAGCTGCTTCTTCTCCAGCGCTGCTGCATCGTCGCTGAGGTAGCCGGTCTTGCTGCCCTCGTTGTGCCAGTCGGACTGTATCTCGTCGATGTAAAGAGTGCGGTCTTCGCCGATAGTCCTGTCGTCCACTCTCGCGTGGGCAAGCACATTCGTGACCTTGTCTTCACCCTTGCCTTTGCCCTCATTCCAGTGGATGTTGATTGAGGAGTTGGTGTAATCCTCGCCGGGCAGGATAAACAGTATCTCGCGCTGGTTCTCTCCGCCGGGGAGTGTGTAGCCGGACTGGCGCAAATCCTCGCCGCTCAGCTCGCGCACCTGTATCTCCAGCATGTTCGCGCGCATCAGGTCTATAAGCTCATAGCGGTTGATTCTGTCCTTGCCCTCCAGCGCCTTGTCGAGCTGGAGCCAGCGCATCTCCTCCCGACTCACGCCGTAGCGCTCAAGGAACTTGCGCACGTTCGCCGTCTTGCCGTCGCCGTTCTGGTTCCACGGCGCGTTTTTGGCCTTGTCGTTCTCCAGCACCTCTATGAGCTTGGACGTGCGCTTCTCGACGGACTCGTCGATGGCGAACACGGAGTCGTCTGCCTCAAGGCTGTAACCCATGCGCTCGTAGAAGGTGGCGTTCAGCTCGCCGTTCTGCGCGTACTCCTGCACCTTGGGGTTGGACACGTCGCCCATGCCCGCCGCCATGATGCCCTCGGATTCCACAAGCTCTCTGGCCTTGGCCTGAAACTCGGTGTAGTCGTAGCCGTACTTGGACATACCGGCGTAGGCGTCGCAAAGCATCTCTTCGTTGATAGCGCGGTCAAACGAGTCGTCATCGAGCGCTGTATACTTATCGGAATATGCCGCGTAATACTGGTCATACAAGTCAGCATAGGCATCAAAGAACACAAGCTGCGTGATTTCACCAACCATATCGGCGTTATAGCTTATGCTCTTCAGCCACAGATGGACGGTCTCATGCTCACCGTACTGGTCGGCAGTGAACTGTCCGTTCGCACATATCTCCGCATCATAGGTCTGTGTCTCGGAATTGAAAAAGGTACGCCCTGCGTACCCGTTGTCTCCCTTGCGGAAGAATATAATATTGCCGAAGCCCTTCTCCGCGAGGCTGCGCTTTGTACTGCGCTGCTCATCCGTAAGGTCTTCGGCGGGAATTATTTGCTCAGGTCTGAGGGAGGTATCAGCGGGTGCTCTTTGTAGTACGCCTGCATCTCCTCGTCCGTGTCGAACACCAGATGCGGCTGCTCGCTCAGCCACTCCAGCTGCGCCTTCGCTTCCTCCGACAGCGGCTGAGGCTTGTATGTCCCGTCCATTCTGGCTCTCGCTCTGGCCAGAAGCCGTTCCCTGCGCGCGTCTTTCTGCTCCATTGTCATTCCTCCTGAATATGGCCGCAGCTTTCTCCGCTGCGGTCTGCTGCTGCGCCTTGGCTGTGGCCTTCGCGGTCTGCTTCAGCGCCTTCTGCTGCGTGGCGATGGTCGCCATCTCCGCCGCCTTGCTGTTGAATGCGGTCATCACATCCGCCGCGGTGCTGCTCTCGCTCAGCTCGATGCCGAGCTTGTCGGCGACGACCTTGCGGACGATGGGGCTCTTGACGATGACAGCCCCGGCCTCCTTGGCCGTGATGCTCTGTCCGTCCAGAACCTTGTTGATGACGGTGGACTGCTGCGTGGCGACGCTGTACTTCATGCCCAGCTGCATCATCGCCTGCGACGTGGGGTTGGTCACGGCCTTGTCGCTGTTGTTGGCCACGATTGTCTGATACGCCTTGCTCGATGCGTTCTGAAGCGTGGACGCCGCGGCGGCCATGCTCAGTGCATTCTTGGAGTTGGACATGTCCAGCTCGCCTTGCAGCTCTGCCAGCACGGTCTTTGCCTGCGGCTCTGCGTCGAACGCGGCCTGCTCCTCGGTGGACACCTGCTCGCCCATGGCCAGCTTCACGATGACGTCGGCGGTCTTGGTGTCGGCGTTGAGCTGTACGAGACGCGCCTTTGCGCCTGCCTCCAAGTCGCCGGATGTGAGCTGGTTTTTATTATACGAGACGGTGGACGGGTTTGTCAAGAAGCCAAGGTCGCCGCCAGCCTTTCCGTAAAGCTGCGTCATCTTGCCGATGTTCATGCCCGTCGCCTTTATCGTGCCGGACTTTATGCCCTCCGCCATGGACTTGGCCTCGCCGTAAAGCTTGGCCTGCTCCTTGGTGATGCCGAGTGCGTCGTCCGCCTCGACGGGATTATTGAGGATGGTATCGACCAGCTTGCTGTCCGCGCCCACGGTGTTCAGCGCGTTGCCCAGCCGCTCCGCCGTGACGTTGTTCTTGATGTTCACGTTCAGGTTGACCATGTCCATCAGCCCCGCCGACAGCGCGCCGAGTATGAAGGAATACTTGGCCTCGTCCGACATCAGGTTGAAGTCGTTGTTCTCGTCCAGCACAATGTTGCGGATGATGGGGTCGGCGATTTCCTGTATGTACTCCTCTGTGCCTTCACTCGCGGCGCGGATGCCGAGGTCGGCAAACGCCTTTACCCACGGGTTGGTTATGTTCTGGAATACCTCTGTGCCGAGTGCCTTTGTCGTAAGCACACCGGCGGTCTTGCCGACGCCATCGAGCAGTATGCTCACGCCGCCCTCCATGGCGGCCTGCGTTGCCGCGTATATCGTGGCCTGCTTCTCGGAATAGCCTTCCTTGATGGACTGGTTGTAGCTGTTGCCGTATACCCCCGTGCCCATTACTGCCGCGCCGAGGACACGGCCAAGGGCGGGGCCGCCTATGTATGAACCGGCGAGGACTGCTGCCCACTGCGGTATCTGGTTTGCGGTCGTGACACCCAAGTCCCAGATGACCTGTGCAACGGTCGTGTCCTCGTCCGAGGTCGCGTTGATACCCGGTGCGGATGCGCCGGTCAGGCCGAGGTATTCGCGGTACAGCGCGCCCTCCTGAGACTGCGCCGACGCGGCAAGTGCGCCGTCGCCCTGCACCACGTCCTTCACCGACTGCTTCCAGCTGTTGATGCCCTCCATCGTCTGCCTTGCGGCGTCCTCGCCGTACCCAGCAAGCACATAGCCGTACAGCTTCTGCTGCAAGTCTGAGGCATCCGCGACGTTCTCCTTGTACCACGGGTCGCTTGCAAAGCTGGTCTTGGCGTAGGTCATGCCCGTGTCGGCATAGCGCAGGAACTCGGCGTCGTCAAGTATGTTGCCGTACTGCTGGCGGATGTAGTTGTCTGCGGCGTCGTTCACGGAGTAGCTGCCTATAAGGTCGTCGCTCTCCTCGACGGAGCTGTCCTTGAAGGTCTGCTTCGCGCCGCTCAGCCACTGGTCAAGGCCTGTGGACACAGTCTCTCCAAAGAGACTTACGCCTCGACCAAGTTTGCTGTCCTTGGAAATCGTTGCCTCGAAGTTGTCCACGGCCTCGTCGTAGTTGGCGTAGTCCTCAAGGAAGTCCTCGAAAAGCTCGTTGGCCGCGGACTTGCCCTGCGTGGCATAGGTGTAGCCGTACAGCTTCTTCTGGGTCTCCGTCATGTTATCCGTCTTGCTGCCGAATATCTTCGCGCCGAAAGCGCGCTCGGCCTTCTCGATGCCCTCCTGCGCCTTCCGCTCATAGTCGGGGCTCTCGATTACTCCGGCAAAAACGGTGTTGATGAAGTCGTCCGCCTGCTGCTGCAACTCGCGGTTGGTGCGCTTGGCGGTCGCCACGCTGGCCTTGCGCCCCCAGCTCTCAAGGTCGTCCTTGACCCACTGGAGCGCGTCCGCGTCCACGCGCGAATCCGTGTAATCCCCGGTATCGGACGTGCGGCTCGGGTTGTCCGCGCTCACCGGCGTCCGGCGAAGCGTGGTTATTCTGTCGTCCAGCTCCTTCACCAGTTTGTCATATTCCGACTTGCCCGCCTCGGTGCTCAGGTCAAGCTGCCCGAACTTCTTCGAGTAGTTGCCGTACTCCGCGTAGTAGGTGCGGTTTGCCCGTTCCTGCGCCGTGTCGCCCTGCCCGCGCATGTTCTGATAGGAGGGGCGCGGAGTCTGCGTGCCGCTCGTCTCGCGCCTCTTCGTTGCCAAGCTGTCTATGCTGCTGTCAAGCGCTGCGCGCACGCTGGTCTTGCCGGTGCTCTGGTCTGCGAAGGACGTCTTGCCCGGCTTCGGCGCGGTGCTCTCTGTCGAGCGGTTGAACATGAACCCCGCCGTGCTGGGTGTGCTCGGCTTGGCCGAATCCTTGCCGCCCGTGCTGCCTGTGCTGGTATTGCGGGTGAACACCGATGCGTTCCCGCCTGACGAGCTGCCGGACTTGCTGCCGGACTTCGGCTGGACAAATGAGTAGCCGGGCGAACTGCCAGAGGGGTTGCTCTTCTTCGCCGTGTTCTGCTCGGCCAGACTGCCGTTCAGCTTCGGCGCGTTCTGCAACTCGCCGTCGTTGAAGAAGTCCGAAATCTTCTTAAATATATTGGATATAGATGCCATAAGCGAATGGCCTCCTTGTTAGAATCCCCTTTTTGCGAGGTAGAGCTGCGCCTGTGCCTCCGTCATGCCCATTGCGTTCAGCTGCTGCTTTGTCGGCATTATGCCCGCCTGAAGCAGCGCGTTGCCGGATGTAGCCAGTGCGTTGATAAGCTCGTTCTGCGCTGCCAGCGTGCGTGAGCCGTCGGCGAACATGCCCGTCAGTCCTGCGGCGGAAAGCTCGGTGTTGGTGAGGAACTGCTGCGCGGACATCTTGAACTCGTCCACCCACTGCTGAAGCTTGGAGTTGAACTCGTCCACGCTAAGGTTGGTCTCCGTTGCCCACTGCTTCAGGCTCATTAGCTGCGAAAGATAGCTCTGTGTGATGGACAGCAGCTCGTCTGCCTTCTGGAACTCGCCCTGTGCGCGCAGGTCTTCCACCTGCCGCGCCGTGTCCGTGGCCAGCTTGGTCTGCGCCTGATTGACGGCAAGGCGGTTCTGCGCGGCGTTGTTCTGGATGGACGCATACTGCGCCTCGCCGATACCGCCGCGGTCGCCGCGCGCCTCTGCGTACAGCGCCTGATTGTCCAGTGCCGTTGCCTCATCGGCAGCCACCTGATTACGCTCGGTCTGGTACTGCTGTGCAGCGTCCTCCATCGCGCGGTTAAGGTTGTCGATGCCCTGCTTGACGTTGTAGTCGATGGCGTTCTGTGACTGCTCCTTCTGGCTGTCGGTAATTTGCTGAAGCATGTCCTCCATGTCCTTGGTGTCGATGTGCTCCAGCCTCTCGGGGTTGGGCTCGGGCAGGTCAGGGAGGTCGTAGGGCTTCGGCTCTTTCGTGTTCAGGTCGTATATCTCGTCGCTGCTTGCCGGGGTCTTGGACTGCGCCGGTGCGGAAGAACCGCCCCCGCCTCCACTGCCGCCTCCGCCGCTGCCGTCGTTCGGCATCCCGGTCTCACCAAGACCGTAGTTAGGGTCATAGTGAGAACCCTTTGAGCTGTTGTTGCTGCCGTCGGAACTGCCGCCGCCGGAACTGCCGCTTGGGGTGGACGACCCGTAGCTTGATGCGGTGTTGTTCGCCTTGCCGGGCACGCCCGGCTGCGGGCTGGTCACGGCGTCGATTTTGGGTTTCGAGGTGCTTGCGCTGCTGCCGGTCTTTGCCGCGCCCAGCGCGGTGGTATTGCCTACGGCGGAGTTGCCGCTGCTTCTGTTCGCTACGTTGTTCGAGCTTGCCGGGGTCGAAGACTTGCTGCTGCTTGACGAGGACGTAGACCCCGTATATCTGGAACTGCCGCTTGCTCCCAATGCCATTTATAAATCACACTCCTAATAAAAAATGCGGAGCTGCGGGTAATCCCACAACTCCGCGTCTCAAATTACTTTATATTTCGTCTGCCTTCAGGTGCTCCTGTATGATGTTCCATACGGCGGAGATGGCTGCGCTCAGCCCTGCGGCTATCGCCGGTGCAAGGGCTATCCACGCGGTCGGCCAGTCCACGAAGCCGCCGTTCAGCAGCACGCATACCTCCGGGATGAGCACGCCGAAGAATGCCTGCACAAAGGTCTTGATTGCTCTGATAAGCCAGTCTTTCATTTGTATCACCTCATAAATTTATTTAAGCCCAACGGCTGCCAGCAGGTAGCCTATGCCGCCTGATACCACCAGCCATATGAACTTGTCTACGATTGCGTCCCAGCGTTTGCCGGGCTTTTCTGTGAGCAGCTTTACGTTGCTCTTGATTTCGCCCACGTCGGTCTTGATGTGCTCCTGCTCGTTCGCCAATACCGACATCGTGGAGGCGAGCTTGTCAAGGTTGTCCTGCCGCCTCTCCAGCTCGTCTATCCGATGGGTGTTGGTTTTGCAGCGCTGGTCGAGCTTGGCCAGTTCGATTGCCTCGTCCATCGTCTCAGCCCCCTCCCAGCAGCTTCGGCCAAGTCTGAACGCCGCATATGCCGTCGGGGTCAAGGCCGTTCTCGGCCTGAAACGCCATCAGCATCGTCTTCGTCCTGTTGCCGAACTGACCGTCAATGCCTCGGGTGTCGTACTTCTGGAATGTGAGCGCCGCCTGCACGGCGGCGACCGCGGCGCACTCATCGCCTGCGGAAAGCTCCGGCAGCCTGACGGTGCACATTGTTTTGCTCTCTGCGGGCTTGGGCGTCTCCGGCTCGGCGGTGGGCTTGTCCTCTTCGGTTATCTCCCCGCCAGTGAACCCGTCGTTGTACTTCGGGCGCCCGTACCCGGCTATAAGCGAAGACCCGATAGGATAGGACTTTCTGCATACGCACCCGCCGTTTGCGACGACGCCGGATGCGTCGGAGGTGTTGCCCTCAACGGTGTATACGGTCATGTCGTCCACCTTGTAAACAAGGCCGGTGTGGTTGCTGTTGCCCACGTTCCCGAAGAATATCTGGTCGCCGGGTTCGGGCTTTTCCTTTCTGCCTATGAACTGCCCGGCGGCTATGTAGTAGTTGAGCGAGTATGTGCAGCCCGCGCCGCTGCTTCTGCGCTTGGCGCACAGCAGCTTCAGCGCTGCCTCAACTCCATATGCCTGTACGAAGCTCCAGTCCACGAACACGTCGCACCACGCGAAGCCCTGCTTCTTGCCGTTATAGAAATCACCTATCGCGTCAAGGTCGCGGGCGTACTTGGTGTAGTTGGCAGAGCCTGCATTCGCCGTCTTGTCGTCCAGCATCAGCGCATTGCGCTTCTCGATGTAGCCGACCTCTGACAGCGCAAGGGCGATGACCTTTCGCCGGTCGAATACATCCCCGCCGTTCTCCGGCGCTGTGGTGTCCGGCTTCTCCGGCTCAGCCGTGCCGCCCTCGGGAATAAGCTTCGCCCACGTGTTGGCGTACCCCGTGCGCTTCTCTATGGCCTCGCCCGGCTTGTCCGGCTTCTCGTAGTTGGTCACGCATATCTCCACCGCCTTGGCGATGCTGTTCGTGGTGCAGACCACCTTCCACGTCGGCGTGTACTGCGTCTGCATCTCCTTCAGCATGAAGGCTATCTGCATGTTGAGGTCGCCGACGGAAACGCCGCGTGACTTGGCGAAGTCCAGCAAATTCTTTTTGCGCGCCCACCAAGTCCACTGTGCTATGCCGTAGCCCGTGCTGTCCTTGATGAAATACTTGCCGTTGAAGGTCGGCTCGCCTGCGTTGGCGCGCCGGGTGTACTCTTCCTCTGTCAGCCCCATGCGGCGCAGGAACGAGTTCGGATTGCTCATCCCCTCAACGCTCATCGGGTCAAAGTCGCTTGCCTCTCCCTGCAAGTTGCCCAGCAGGCCTATCGCGCCCGCGTGGGTCATGCCTGCCGCGCGGCAGGCGTTGTAAATGTAAATCGCTCTCTCGTTGGTGGTCACATTGACACCTCCCCGGATTTATCTTTGGGTCTTTTCTTCCATCGGTCTCGCAGCTTGTATGCCAGCAGATAAATTATCTGCTCGACGTAGGTCATGCGCCGGTATGACATGGCGTCACCCCTCGTACAGAATGTCAACGCCATAGGCTTCGGCAACAGCGTGTTCAAGCTTGCATCCTCTGGCGTTCTCCCAGCCTTCGCAGAAATACGCCGCGTGGCAAAGGCTCATGTTCTCAAGGCTCTTAGCCAGAAACATCATTGGACGGTTGACAACGCCGCGCGCCTCGCAACTGTCCGGGCTGTACCACTCGTCCGTGAACAACGTGTTTACGACCTCATAGCCCAAACCCTCAAGCACGGCTACGGCTCTTTCTCGCGTTGCCGCGATTTCAGCCTCAGTCTTTCCGGCCATCGGCTGGGATAGCATTGCTTTCTTCTTCATTCTGTCTCCTCCGCTGCGGGGCTCAGACCGTTCACCATGGCCTGAAGCTCCTGAAACTTCTCTCTCATGTGCGCGCTGATGTTCCCGGCCTCGCGGTAAAGCGTCTCGGCCTTCTCCCGCTTCTCTTCCTCTGCGGCTGCAAAGTCTTGCAGCCACTGCTTCTTCTCCTCAAGCTGTCCAAGCAGCTCGTTGATTTCGGTTATGTAGCACTGTGTCTGCTCGGCATAGGCCTTGGCCTGTTCGGCGTAGGCCTTGGCCTCCGCAAGAATCGCATCCATATTTTTATCCTCCATGATATTAACCGCCCCAGTAGTAGGCGCAGTTCGCGCAGTCGCCGCCGCAGCCTCCGCATCCGCCGCAGCCTCCCTGACATCCGCCCGAGCATGAGCCGGAGCATCCCGAACATGAACCCGTGCATGTGCCTTGGCAGCTTGAGCAGCCGCTCACGCATTGCCCTGTGCAGCTGTGGCAGAGGCCGGTGCAGGATGCGGCGCAGTCGCTTGCGCTGTTATCCTCGGCGGTTGCAAGCCCTCTGGTTGCCCATGCCGCCACGCTGCTCTCCATCTGCGCGAGGTCGCCATCCGCTATGATTTTCTCGTAGTCGCCCGGCAGCGGGAACGTGCCGCTGTTTATGGCGTTCATCGGCACTGCGTTCTTCGAGTAGTGCTCTTTCCGTATGGTCACGCCAGCTGCTGGAACTGCGGCGTAGTCGTAATCCGCCCCGCCGTAGCCTGCGACGGAGCCAGTGTGGCTTCGCCGTAGGCACTCTGCCTTTATGGCGGCTTTCAGATTGTTGAATCTCTCGGCTGTAATGAAAGCCAATGACGTCATCTCCTTTATTCGGTCTTCTCGGACAAAGACTTCAGAAGGTCGTATTCCTCTTCGTTGATGATTCCCAGCGCCCACTCCTTCGGGCAGTCCAGAGAGTACCGCTCGTCAGAGCCGCGCTGCCGGTAAATCATGTTCCACAGATAGCACAGTGCAAGGGATAGCGCCTTGTGCATCGCGCAGGTGTACGTGGCTCGTGCGTTCGGCGTGCCGAACACCTCATAGTTGTAGGCGGAGCACCATGCGCATCCGCTGGCTATGGGGCAGTTGAAGCACTCGTCGCTCGACTGTGACCGGCGCGTGATGCAGTTGAGGCACTCCAGCCTGTCCTTTCTGGTGAAGCCCTCGTGGATATTCCCGATAGTGTACGGCTCCTGTTTTCCGTTCAGCGAGGTCTCCATATACCGCAGGCAGGGGTACAGGTTGCCCTTGTAATCCACAGCGAGCATGTGCCCGCCTACGCCGCCGCACCAGTTGTCGTTATCCTCCGGGCGCATCGGATGCCCCCACCGCGGGTTGAGCGGCGGTATGCTGTGGGTGTCCAGCGTTCGGTTCTCTATAAGATAGTCGGCCAGCTTTTTCAGCTCCTGATAGTAGAGCCTTGCGTGCTCGATAGTCCAGCCCTCCTCGAACACCGGGTTGAAGTGGATGTCGTCGTACCCGAACTCTATCATGTCTATGATGGCCTTGGCGCAGTATTGGAGGTTGTCCGGCGACAGGGTCAGCTTAGACCCCATGTACCCGTTCCAGTGCTCGCGCCAGTGCTTCACTGCCGCAATGGCGCTGTCATAGCTGCCCGTTCCATCGGGTCTCAGCCTGCATGAATCGTGCAGCTCCCTGTTCCCGTCAACGGTGACGTTGAAGGACAGGTGGCGGATATTCTTCCTGATGTACTCCTGAAACCTCGGGTCGAAGTACAGCGTGCCGTTTGTGCAGATGTTTATGAAGTACCGCGTTCCCCACGGGTGTCTCAGCTCGATGCAGCGGCTTATGAAGTAATCCGTTATCTCGTCGATGAGCTCCACCTTCAGCAGCGGCTCTCCGCCGATGAACTCCAACACAACGCCGGGGCTGTCCCATGAAGAGCAGCCGCTCGCCGTGCGCGGGTCGTCGGTCAGCAGCTCGTCGATAAGCTGCTTTGCCACGTCGAAGCTCATTGAGTTCGTCGTCTTCGCGCCCTGATAGCAGTACGTGCAGCACAGGTTGCACGCCTCAGTCACCTGAAATATGATGTACCGCGCCCGCGCCTCGGGGTTCTCCCGGAACAGTCTCGCGTACCTGTCCTGAAGATGCTCACTCTCTCGCACAGGTGCACCTCCACAGCGGCATGAGCGCGCCGGTGCTGTAATCCAGCCTCCAGTTCTCATTGCCGTTGTTCCACTCCCGGCTTATCTCCTTCTTCGCCAAATCGAATTTCAGAAACAGCTCGTCGTACTGGTCTTTGTAGTAGTCCAAATTCTCCTTCTTGACCAGTGGGTCTCGGGCAAGAAAGGCTATCAAGTCCTTCGTGCCCTCAAGGTCTACCTGTATGGCCTCCAAAAAGTTGCATACTTCCTTCGGCAGAATTGTCATGCTCGTCCTCCTTTGTCCTCCGGCTCTCGCTGGAGGCTCACGTAAATGCAACCGGCACGTGCTTCCATGCAGTGCCGTCATAGTATTTAAGCCCGCCGGTCGTTTCGGTCGTGTCCACCCACAGAAGATTCGTGTTCTCCGGTGCGGTTGTTCCCACCGAATACCCGCCGAGCGCGTCCGCCGCAAGCTTTGCTCTGGTTATCGTGCCGTCTTGCAGCGCACGCACCGGGATAGACGAGTCGGTGAAATGCCGCTCGACTATCGCCTCGTCGGCTATGTGCCGGGTGAGTATCGCCCCGTCGGCAATGTCGTCAGACCCCGCCACGTCAAGCGTGTCGCACGCCCACAGGTTTGCTTGCAGCTTCTTCAGCCGCACGAAGGTGTACTGCCTGCCCAGCGGCGTCCTGCCGCCGGGTGTCTGCAAGGTCACGCCCTCCGCCGCCGAAACTGTCACCGCGTCCGGGCACGCGCGATACAGCGCGATTTCCGTGCCGATGGGCAGCTGCACACTGGAGTTGGCCGGGATGGTCAGCGTCAGCTCAACACCATTGAGAAGAAGCAGCGCCCCCGCGTCGCCAAACTCCAGCGCCCGGCTTCCCGCGACGGTTATCATCTTCATGCTGATCTGCTCTGGCTTGACCTTACCCTCGACAAGGTCTGCCTTGTCGTCATAGGCGTCGTCCGCCATCTTGTCTCGCGTGATGACCTTGGCCTGTATAGTCCGCCCGCTCACGCTGTTGTCGTCCATGTTCGCCTCGCCCACGGCCTTCTCGCCGAGCTTGGCCTGCGTCACGCTCCCGTCAACTATCTTTTCCTCGCTGACGGAATCCGCTTTCAGCTTTGCCGCCGTGATGGAGCTGTCCGGCAGATTGCCCAGCGCGACCTGCGCTATCTGCGACTGGATGTTTTCCAGTGCGTTCTGCACATCGGTCGAGTCAACACCGGCTGTGGGGGTGAATGGAATGTTGCCCGCCTTTATCTCGGAAATCAGGCGGTTGATGGCTTCCGCGGCCTCATCGAAGAGACACTGCATGTCATCGCGCACGCGCTCCTCGTTGTTTTCATATGTGGCAAAGTCCTCCGCGTTTCGCCATGATTTTGTATATTCAAACTCAGTAAAGCCCATGTTATCTGAACCTTCCTTGATAGTTGTATAGAATCTGCGCCGACACGATAGACAGGTCTTGTCCTATCTCGTTGTTGCTCAGCTCCATTGTGAAATGCCTCACTCTCCGGCACATGGGTCTCCTGCGGAACACGGACGCGAATCCGCGCCCTTTCAGGCTGCGGTATGCCAAGTTCCTCGGCACGAGCAGAAATGCCAGCGCACCCAGCGGGGTGAGGTCTTTGCGCGTCTCATAGTCCGTGATATACGTCAGGTCTGTCACGGAGTTGGTGTCGCTGCGCACGGAGATTAGCACGCTGTTTACGTTTTTCAGCCGGTCGTACCCGCCGAAGAACTGTGTCGCAAAGCGGAAGCTCTTCTCTATTTTCCCGCCGTAATCCGCGAAGCACCGCTCAAAGTGCGTCAGCTGGCCGAGTGCGTTGATGTGCCATATGTCGTCCAGCTCCATTGCATAGGCGATGCCATGCACGCCGGTGTAGTAATACCACGACGGGTTCTTGTAGTCGCTGTTCTCGTAATCCCACAGCCACACATGCCCCCTTGCCGCCAGCCAGTATCTGCGGCTGTCGTCAAAGCTGCACACAACGTCGGCGTCCTGCGCGTCGCGCAGCAGCCCTCTCACGGAGGGCCCGCCGTTCACCTTGCCTGACACGCACACCACGTTGTTCTCAAACGCGGAGCTTGAATCCTTCAGCAGGTGCACGCCCTGCTCTGTGTTGCACCAGACAAGGTTGTTGTCTATCAGCTGAATCGTCCACGGCAGGTCACAACCGATGCGGTCGTTGATGGGAACATACGGCATGTCTATGACCAGCCTGTCGTCCACGGTGGTGGTGTCCATCTTCGTCCGCCCGACTGAGCGGCGCTTCAGGATGACAAGGTAGCTCTGCTGCTTGCCGAAGCCCATGATGGGGTCGTCGGTGTCTCCCGCGAACTGATACTGGCTGAACGGGAAATACGTTGCGTCCATGGCTATGTTGTTGCCATTCCAGAAGTAGGCGTTCGGCTGGGCTGGGCATCCGCCCATGACCACGCACAAATCGCCGGTGCCGCCGTAGGTGGCGGCGTATGGGCAGTCCATCACGCTGCTGTACGCTTCCGGGTTGGCCTTGCTGTATGTAATGATGACCGTGTTGTTGGTGCGCGGCTCTGTCACGGGCGGCGCACTCGTGAAGGTCACAGTGCCCTCGGTCGTGTTGACTGTATAGTCCGTTTCCACGGTGAGCACCGCGCCGTCCACTATGACCTCGTCCACCGCGTCGATGCTCTGCACCGGCAGGTGGTACACTGTCGTGCCCTCAACGGCGTTATACTTCACGGTCTTCTTTGCCTGTATGCGGTTCTCCGGCTGGTACAGGCTGCCCGAGCCGTTCTCCGGCGAGGCGTTTATTACCGTCACCGGGATGTACCCGGACACCTCGCTCGCCGTGAAGCTGCCGTCGTCGGCGTTGTATCTGATGGCGATGTACGCGCCCACGGTCTTGTAGTAGAGGTCGTCGAAATAATGAAAGAACGTGCCTCTCACAAGGGGCACGTTGGAATAAAGCTTTGTCCACACCGGGTTCTTGACGCTGGGGTCGCAGCAGTAGATGCCGTCGTCTATGTGCGCAAACAGGCATCCGTTGAACTTGCGCTCATACATCGCGTACCCCGCGCCGATGGACTTGTCCTCGATTGTCCACACCTGACCGTCCCGGCTGTTCAGCACGCCGTCTATCCAAATCAGGTTCTTCATTGCCGGACTCTCGTTGTTGTCAAGCCGGTAATCCAGCTCCTTCAGATTGAGCCCGCCGTTGAGCTTGCGGAAGTCAACGGTGTACTCAGTCTTTGGGTCGGGCATATGGCTCAGATTCACATACGCCATTTGACCACCCGCCTTACCACGACCGCTCGTACCCGAAGCCGTATACATCCTGTATCGGCTCGCTCTCTGTGAACACAGGCTCGGTCAGTCGGCCAAGCCTCGTCTCAAACTCGTTCCACAGCGAGGCGTAGCGGAATGCATCGTCGTACATCACGAGATGCGCCGCCACGTAGTACGGTATGATGGAGTGTACCTCCGGCGTGTTGTCCAGCTCCGCGCTGTCCTCCGGCGCTGCCGGTAGGGCTTCGGGGTATCTGTAATACTCGACCATCATCTGGCTGACGCCGTTCACACTCTTGCTGATAAGAAGCTGGTTGTTCGCGTAAAGTCTGTACCCGTGATACCGCGTGAACACCGGCTCTCCTATATCGTTTTTTGTCGGCCAGATTAGACCGCCGTTCATGAGCCGCCAGAAGTCTGACGGCATCGAGTACATGTCGAACGCGCCGAAGTCCTGCTTGTCCAGAGAGCTAAGAGGAACTATCTTCGGTATGCGCTTGACAGTCGTCGCTATATACATTTCGCAGTCGTTCACCAGCGCCGGAATGGCTTTGAGATAGTCTGCCTGATTGTTATAGCTTGTGGCTATCTCTTCGCCTGCGATGGTGTCGGAGTATACGAGCTGCATGATAGCGTGCTTTACCTGACCGTAGTTCATATATCGTTTCTCCTTTATGCGTAGATTGAAGCCGGGGTACGGAGTTACGCCGTACTATGACGGAGGAAGGAGGACGAAACCTCCGCCATTCCGCTCGGCCCGGCGCGTGTGGAAGGGCTCTGTAATAACATGAGCTCTGTGAAATCACAGAGCCCTTCCGTTTGGTGCTTACTCGCCGATGCTGAGGATGGCGTCGCCGACAGCCAGCGGCTTCTCGGCGCTGTCAACATCAACAACGCGGATGTACTTGTGGCCGCTGGTCGGAGTTATCTCCAGCCCGTTCGCGGTCAGCTCAGTCCAGTTCGCCTTGGTGATGGCAGTCCCGGCGGTCACTGCCTCAAGCGCGGCCTGAGTCGCGGCGGTCACGTAGTACCACTTCGCGCCCTCCTTGACGCCATTGACAACAATGGTGCTCTTGGAGGCGGCGGTGGCGGAAGTCACGACGCTGAGGTTCTTCAGCACGGACTGGCCGCCGTGGTAGTAAATCGCGTTGACCTTCTCGTTGAGGACGAAGCAGTCGTAGATGAAGCGACCCTCGACCAGCCACCCGGAGATGCCGGGAGGGTTGTCGTGGATGCGATACTCTTCAAGCTGCTTGGGAGCGGTCGCCGCGATGCTGTGGGTGATGAGGAATGCCGCGCCTGCGGGCAGACGGCTGGAGGGAACCTTGACTATCTTGCAGCCATCGACCTCGCCGATAACGCCCTTGAGAATCATGTCCTGCGACATGTCGCTGTACTTCATAAACGCGCTGTCCTGCTTGAGCAGGTTGGCGAACTTATAAGTGCAGTAGGCCACGCGCCCCTTGTCGGGCGTGTTGTTGTCGCCGAGCTTCTCCATGCCTTTGAGGAAATACTCATAGGCGTTCTGCTTGGTGAGCGCGGTGGAGTCGTAGTTGCCAGCCGCCTTCGCCGCGTCGGCCAGCTTCTTGAAGCAGTAGGTGTCGAACTCGGGCACGACACACTCGCGCAGCTGGCGGCTGAGCGCCTTGCCCGCGTCACTCACCATCTCGGACTGTATCTTGTCGCCTGCATCAATGATGAAGGTGAAGGCACGGTCGCGGGTAACGGTGAGGGTCTGCTTGTTGCGGCTCAGGTCGGTGGGCGTGCCGTAGCGGTCTTTGCCGCTGCGGGTGTAGTCGCCCATGGGGACGATGGGGATGCTGTAAACTACGACGGTCTTGTCGCCCTTGAACTCGTAGTCGTTGTTAAGGGCGAGGGAAATCTGAGACTCACGAGTAAATCGTTCGTCAACATTCGGGGAATACTTAGTGGCGAGATTCTGTCCGCCTGCCATAATAATTCAACTCCTTTAAGCTATGGCCGCGTTCAGTCGCCTTCGGTGCATAGGGAGGGGAAATTACCAGTCGTCGGAATTAAAGCCCGCAAGGAATGGGTCGTCGGGCTTGCTGGTAACGCCGCCTCCCGCTACGCCTCTGACGGGCGCACGTCTGGCGGCTTCCGCGTTCTGTTTTAGTGTGTTATTCTCTTTGCGCAGAGCTTCCGCTTCTGCTTTGCGCTGCTTGGATTCATAGTCGGTGTACGCCTGTACGAGCGGGCGGTTGTTGCGCACGCAGTCATGCACCACCTCTTCCGGCAGGCGCTTGCCCTTGAGCTCTGGATGTACAGAGAGCAGGCTTGCCACCTCGCTGGTGAAATCACGTTCACCGGGCTCGGCGGTCTCAGTGTCGGTTGTGGTGTCTGCTGCCGCAGGTCTGTTTTTCGCATCCTGCACGCGGCGGGTAACAATGTCCTTTGCTACCTCGGGATGTACGCCCTCGTCGGTAAGCTTTGCTATTTCGGTGTCCAGATAGTTCTGCTCCGCGGAATTGAGCATTGCGTCCATGCTGTCGAAACCAAGGAGGGCGGCAAGCCTGTCTCCCTTTTCCTGCATGGGCTGGAGCTTTGCAAGCTTCTCCTGTGCTCTGTCGGTCGCGTATGCCTTCTGGTAAATCGTCGGCAGCTCGGCTTCGTCAAGCTCAACGTCCTTGAACTGATGGTCAAGTTTCGCGCTGAACTTGAGTTTGGACGGCGATGCCTGACTCTGCTCCCCGTCGGAAGCTCCGTCTGCACCTGCCGTGTCGGTTTCACCGCCATCAACGGCTCCGTCCTCTGTGGTGGGAGAACCGCCGTTGTCGTCTATGCCCGCGTCGTTCTCGGCCATATCAGCGCCGCCGTCCTGTGACTCGTCAGCCCCAGTGCCGGTCTCTGCGCCCCATGTGCTCTCGTCGAAGAAATCGCCCTCTCCTGTCCAGCCTTCCGGCAGCAGAGCCTCGAATTCTTCCGATGCGGGGGAAACCATTTCGTTGTTATCCATGTGAATTCGCTCCTTTCATGGTGAGAAAGAAAATATATGTCAAACGGGACTGCCGTCTTGCAGTCCCGTTTGCTCACTTCATTGCCGCGAAGTCGGCCAGTGCCTTCTTCGCTGTCTTCGGCAGATTGTTGTAGTCTGCCTGTATCTTGGTCGGCAGCTGTGCGATAGCCTTGCCGGTGTCCAGCTGTCCGCCCATTGCCGGCAAAGACCCGCTGGGCACTCCGCCCACCTGCGACGCCTTGGGCGCGTTCTTCTCCCCGCCCATCTGCGGGGCGTTGGGGTCGGGCGCGTTGTTCGCCTGCGCCTGCATCGCACGCCTCTTGAGATTCTCGATAAGCTCCTGCTTGCGCGGGATGAGCTTGTCCGGGATGCGCTCAAGATACTCGATAAGCTCCAGTGTGCCGTCGCGCCGGAGGTTGTCCAGCGTCTGCACCATGGCTATCTCGCTGAAATAGGTGGTCGCGCCTGCGTCGATGGCGACGTTTAGATACAGGTGCTTGAGCACGCTGAAGTCGAAGTCCTCCAACACGCGGCGCACGTTCTTCGTCGTTATCATCGTGCCGGTGTTCGGGTCTATCATCGGCGTGCCGCCAGTGCCGGTCACGGTCTCCTCAAACTCGCGCTCGCGCACCAGCGGGCGCTTGCCGTAGTACGTGCCCATCATGTCCAGCAGTATCGCCGCGATGTCCTCGTACCACTCATAGAGGCCAGCCCTCGTGTTCTCCAGCGGCACTTCCGCCGAGGACTGAAGCACCATCAGCGCCGACGTGTTGTCCGGCCTGACCTTGCCCATCTGCGCATCGGTCGCGCCGAGGCAGTCTCTCGTGTATTGCAGTGCCTTGTCTATGGCCAGAATGATTTGGTTGGACATATCCGCCGGGTTGAGGTTTGCCGCCACTGTGCGCAGGTCTTGCCCCGGCTGCAAGCCGCGCACGCAGATGGCCTCGCCCAGCTCGTTGTTCCACTGGGATATAAGGTCTCCGTTGTACAGCGTCTTGCTGAATGCCTGAAGCTGCAAGTGCCGGAACACCATTGCCATCATGCTGTTTATGAAAATCTGGTTGGGTACTATGCCCGTCACCAGCGCGCGTCCGTGATACTGGTTCTTCTGCTTCTCCCAGTTGCCCCACGCGATGGGGTATCTGGTAAGCCCGGTGTCCACGTCCTCGAAGATGTTCACGTTCTTCGTGGCCTTCGTCACGTGCACCGTTGTCACAAGGCGACGCATCGGCTTGCGCTTGTATACGGGAGAGCCGTCCGGGCTGACTACCGGCTTGCCGTTCTTGTCCTTCTCCTGCACCGGCTTGCCGTTCTTGTCCAGCACGTCCTCCATAACGGGCAGCCCCGTCTCCTCGTCGATGACGTCCTTCTCGGTCGTCACCTTCGTGTACAGGTAAACGTACAGCGCCTTGCCGCTGCGGTCGTCGGATGCGATAAGCTCGGTCTTTCCGCCGACGCCTGCCTGAAACGTGGTGTCCGCGTCATACTGGATGGACTCTATGTCAGAGCTGTCGGACGCTGTCCCGCCCTTGCCGTACTTGTCCTTGTTCTTGCTGTACCGCTCCGCCTCCCACTTGAGGCTTGCCACGGTGTCTCTGCCGATGACGAGTATGTAGGGCTGGGATTCCACATCCGCGCTGTTCGGGTTGCCGAACATCACGTTGATGCCGTCCACCAGCTCCATCTCTATCTCGCCCCGGTGTGAGCCAAACGCGCCGCCGTATGGCAGCGCGTCGGGGTTCCAATAAAAATGAGCACAGTAGTCTCCCGTCTGTGCTCCGTCGAACAGAGCCTCGCGTGCTCTGTACTCCATCTTGAATTTTTCCAGCAGGTTGCGTATCTCCGCCGTAGCGCAGGCCGCGGCGTTCGTGCCCTTGTCCTTCAGGTTCTCCCCGTCGTAGTACGCCAGCGGCTCACAGCTTATCGTGACCGCCGAGCTGGATATTGAGGACACGAACATCGAAACGATTCTCTTGATGATGTTGAAGGTCGGTCTGCTCAGTCTGCGCATGGCCGGGGTCTCGGGCATGTGGATCCACTGGTTGCCCGCAAAGAACTCTATGTTCGTGTTGACAAGGTTGTACTGGTTCGGAACGAGCCGGTTGTTGTACGCCCGCCCCGCCTCGTAATACTCCCAAGCCAAAGTCTTGTCGTTGCGGTTCTTATTCTCCGCCAAGGCTCATCATCCTTTCTTGTCTCCCTTTGCCATGCCATACGCCATGCTTGCGTTGTAGTCGAGCATGGCCTGAAACGCTTTGTTGTCCTCCGCAAGCTGCTGCCGCTCTTCCTCCATGCGTGCAAGCTCTGCCTCGGTCGGCTCTCGCTCCTCCGCCTTGCGCTGTGCCGGTTGGATGATGCCAGCCTCCGTGTAAAGCCATGCACATGTCACCATGCCTGCTATCCACCCGATAAGCACTCCCCATGCCAGCGCCATGATTATAAGAATCACTGCAAGTGCAAGTCTCATCCGTCGTCCTCCTTAACTGAAGAAGCCCCTGTGTTCTCCATAGGGGTCAAACAAAACGTCCGGGTCATTGAAGTTCGCTTCCTCCTTGCGTACATACTGCTCCTCCATCGGAGCTTCGGAGGGGGCGACTACCCCTGACGAAAATATCATTCTGTTCAATGCCTGACTGGTTGCGTCCACCATGTCGTCGTGCGCCCCGTTCGGGAACAGCGAGAACTGGTCGATGTACGCCTCCACCCAAGGCGCGCCCTCAAGATAGGGCAGGTATACGTGCCCGGACTCTATTGCCGGAGCAATGGCGTTCACTCGTGCTATCTTTCCGCCCTGCGGATTCACCGGGATGCAGAACATCTCTTTCCGCAGCGTCTGTATGATAGCTGAGCCGTTCGCCTTGTCTTCTATCAGCACCGTCCTCGCGTTGGGGTACAGCGAACGTACAGTCCGCAGCGCCGCGACCGTGGCCGGAAAGTCGAGATGCTGGTTGAGGCAGTAGCGCAGGTAATAGTCGATGCCCAGCTTGCCCCATACCTGTATCGAGACGTAGTCGTTGTCGTCGCCATCCTTGAACGCGGCGTCAACGCTTATCAGCTCCGTTGCGAACGTCCTTACCGCCGCCGGGTCGTAGTACCTCCACCAGTCGCGGTGGATAAGGTTGCCGCCCTCTGTGCGCGGGCTGCACTGGTACAGCGCCGCCCATGCTCTCGCGCCGCCCTTGGGGTCTGCGATGTAGCCAGCCTTGAAATCGGCCAGCCATGCCTTGTCCTTGCCAAGCTCGGGGCACAGCGCGTCTCCCGGCTCTCTGCCCATCGGGTCGTCCTTCTCCGCCTCTATCGGCAGCCGAAGCAGCGTCACGTTCGGCTCGGACTTCAATATGCGCGCGGCGAAGTCGTCCTCGTGCCACGGGGTCATTATGACTATCGCCTTGCCGCCTGCGGCAAGACGTGACTTTATGGAGGACTGCCACTCTTCCCACAGCCTTGCGCGGTATGTGGGTGAGTCGGCCTCCTGCCTGTTCTTTATCGGGTCGTCAATGAGGATGAGGTTGGCCGGGTTGCCGGTGATGCCGCTCATGATGCCGCGGCTTATCAGCCTGCCTTTGCCGTTGTCCAGCTCGAACTCCTGCGCTCTGTCAACCTCGCCTACACGTATGCCGAACAGGTTCTCCCCGAACAGCTTTACCTTCTCCTTGTTTCTCCGGCAGAACCTCTCCGCGAAGTCGCTGTCGTAGCTGGCCAGTATCACTCTATGTGTCGGATGCCAGCCGAGATACCAACTCGGCAGAGACTCCGATACAGTCAGTGATTTGCCGTGCTGCGGCGGCGCTTCAATGACCAGCACGTCGTATGCGTGCCCGGTGTCAGTGGTCAGGAATGTCTGTATCTGCCCGGCAAGGTACGCGCTCATCTTGGTCTTTATCCACTGCTCGCCATGCACATACGCGAGGTAGTCGGAATAATTACGCCGAGCCAGCTCTCGTTTGGCCAGCTCGGCGTATAACTGTTCAGATTCCTCGGCTTCGGTCAGCGCGTTCTCATATTGGTCGTCTCTGCGAAAGCCGCTCGTCATCACAGCTCAGGTTCACTCTCCGCCTCGGGCGGAGCAATAGCCGCGCCGCTGCGCGCGTTTATCAGCCGCTGCAACGCCGCGTCACTCAGGCTCGACAAATCCAGACTCTCAAACGGCTTGTCGTCAATGTTGCCGATTGCCACTTGGTCGGCGGGTCGCTGTCCGCTGGTGTCGCGTATGAACTTGGCTGCCTCGGTGTCGCCGTTGCGCGCCTTGTTCAGCTGGGCAAGAAGGATAGCTGCGGCCTCAGTGTAGTCCTCAAAGCCTCTGTCCGCCAGTACGCCTCTCAGCTCGTCATTGGCTCGAAGCTCGGTGTCGAGCATAGTCCTTGCGATTTCCCGCATGGCCTTCCTCCGACGGCGAGCGGTGTTGGCGGCCTTAGCGCCCTGCGTCGAAATCGCGCGCAGCTCTTCCGGGGACAGGTCTTTGTTCTTTATAAGATTGGCGTGTCGGTCTTGTGCCATGTGTCTCACCTCGCTTGGGTCTTTTTCTTATTCTATATGATAGCACAGGACACACTGCCATTCACTGACAAGATTTAATTTTCATGCCTCCGCAGAGTGATGTACTTGTGCTCGTAAGGCTCGATACGTGTGTCAAGCCAATCCGGCAATTCTCCATCAGCCTCCAGTATGAACCGCACAGCCGCAACCAGCTTCTTGTAGTTGTACACAGACACGTCGTAACCGCGAGCTGACAAGAGCTCGTACACATCGTCCATCGAGCCGTCAACAGCCCTTACCTCCATGCGCCGGGACAAGACAGCTGTTACATCCACGGTCGCATATTTTTCGTCCTCGCAGAAGACCAAGTCATTGGTTAGAGCTGCTCTCAACTCGTTTATCCGCTCTTGAAGTTCTTTCTTTTTGTTTTCCAGATAGTTCAGCTCAAGCACTCTCTGTTCGATTTGCCGCGCGTTCCGCCCATAATGTACCCAGTTTATTTCTGCCATGCCGCTTCCTCCTTTATATTATGCACTCCTAGTATACTGCGGCACGCCGTCTTGGCAAGATAATTTTTCCGGCGCATATTTGTATCGCTAATCCCGGTAGCGTTTGGATTTCTTCCCCGGATTTGCCGCGATTGGGCTTTTATATATAGTAGTGAGGAGAGCCCGCCCCCGGAAATAGCCCATACCCCCCTCCACCCGTGCTCGCGTGCACAGGGGGAGGGGGGTATGTCATGCCGGTAAAATTTGTTATGTAATAAAAAATTTTAAGTTTGCCTTTCGCAAGAAGAAAAAGTTTTAGTAACAAGTTCTCCCCATGACCCGCGAGCCCTTGCGCCCCAACGCTTTGCGCCTTTGCGTATGGGGCGAAGTGCAACGTAGTTGCAACATCCTCCGCCGTATCGGCAGCGCGCCGCCCCGGCTCATCGCCCCATGTCCGGCAGCCGCCGCCCCATCCGGCAGCTGCCGCGACACGCCCGGCTGTGTGTATAGCCTCGCCGCTGCGAAGCAGCGTGATACACCCGGCTGTGTGTACACGCTCGACCAGATGGGTGCGCCGGGGCGCGATACTCTCCCTTTCTTGTTTTTTTTTATTTGCTGTAACGAAGTGAAAGCAAATAAAAAAAAAACAAGAAAGGGAGAACCCGAAAATGAAAAATATCACCATCGACGAATCCGCGAACAGCCTGCGCCTCCTGACCGCCGAGGTCAAGAACGGCAAGCAGACGCCCAAGCAGTTCTACACGCTCTGGGCTACGGCCAAGCAGGTACTCACCCGTGCTGACCAAGAGACTTTCTTCCGCGTCCTCAAGAGCTACAAGTCTGTCACCGGTTGGTGCGGCAAGGCCGCTTACGAGAAGTACGGCCCCGTGAAGACCAAGGCCGACAGCGCCGTTCCCCCGCTTGCGGACAAGCCCGCAAAGCCTGCCAAGTCCAAGTCCCGCAAGGCTTCCACGGGCAAGAGCACGAAGGCGTCCAAGCCCGCAGGCACAAGCAAGCCCAAGGCTGAGCCTGCCGCCAAGCCCGCTGACAGCACGGACGACGTGTACCCCGTACCCGCTGGCTACGTGATGCTCATGGCCGACGGCTCTGCCGCGACCCACTACATGGTCAGACACGGCATCTCCATCCCCCTCAGACTGGCGTAAAGCCAGTCTGCTTTTTCATGCGCTGACCATCGGTCGCTGCCCTGCCCACGCGACAGGGCAGCCGCGGGTCGTCAGCTTCGGCCTGAAATTTATCTGAGCTATACATGGAGGTAGATATTATGAACGAACATGAAACCAACGCACGTGTCTGCTCCGTATGCGGTCGTGACGAGAGCGCCATTGCCTCGGAGCTGGTCGAGATTGACGGCGTGCTCTACTGCGAGGACTGTGCCCACGCCGAGGGCTACGCCCGCTGTGCGGACTGCGGCGAGTGGTACGACGCAGACGACCTGACCCTCAACATCGGCGACGAGCTGCTCTGTGAGGACTGCGCCCATTCTGCGGGCTGGGAGGTCTGCGAGGACTGCGGGGAATGGGTAGCCCCGGACATGCAGGTCGTGATTGACGAGGGCACGTGTGACGAGAAGACCGTGTGCCTCAGCTGCTGCAACGAAGGACGCCTGACCGGCAAGTATTTCAAGTGCTACGAATGCGGCGAGTATTCCTCCGCATCCCGCCGTTACGGACGGGTCGCCGGTACATACAACAGCTGGATTTGCGATGACTGCGCTGACGAGTATGACTACTGTGAGGGTTGCGGCGATTACGTCCGAAACGGCGAAGCGTACTACGATGACGACACCGACTGCCACTACTGCGAATCCTGCTGGGACGCACGCGAAGAGGATGGAGGCAGATACATCAACGAGTACAGCTACAAGCCTGACCCCTATTTCTTCTACACCGACGAGGAAGACCGCCCGCGCTCCACGTACTCGTATAGCGGCAGCCAGCTGACCTTCGGCCTTGAGCTGGAGGTGGACAAGGGCGACGACCGCGGCGGGTGTGCAAGAGACGTGCACGACGAGTTTGACGACCTCGTGTACATGAAGTCCGACAGCTCCGTTGACTTCGAGATAGTCACACACCCCTGCACGCTGGACTACCACCGCATCCACTTCGACTGGCCTGAGCTGTGCTCCATCCCTCCGCGCTATGGGTACAAGAGCCACGGCGCTCACACCTGCGGCCTGCACATACACGTCGGTCGTGCTCAGCTTGGCGACGGCCACGACGAGCAGCAGGATACCATCGCCAAAGTCATCCTGCTCATGTACAGGCACTGGGACGCACTCGTTCAGTTCTCCCGCCGCAGCAGCACTCAGCTTGACCGCTGGGCAAGCAGGCCTGACCCGTACTTCGGCTCTGGCGTCCAAGAGAAGGAGCTGAGAAGCCTCGCTCTTGACAGTGTGGAGGATAACAGGTACTTCGCGCTCAACACCTGCAACCGCAGCACGATTGAGTTCCGCCTCTGGAACGGCAGTCTCAGGCCGGACACTGTGCTCGCAACCATCGAGCTGACAAGTAACATATGCCGGTACGCAATGTCCGCCACGTTCCGTGAGGTCTGCGAGTCGAAGTGGACTGACATCACGAACTTCGCGCATTACGCGGAGCTCGACACGTACCTTGAAGAGCGCGGCCTGCTCACGGACGACGCCTACAAGCCGAGTGAAATCAAAATCAGAGAGGAGAACACCCCGCCCGTGAACTTCCACATCGGCGACCGTGTCCGCATAGTGCGTCAGGCATACGACCTCAGCTACCTCTCCCCATACGCCGTGGAGGAGCGTCCGACCGGCACGATAGTCGCTCAGAACAGCACTGACCCCGTAGAATCATGGGCGATACGCTTCGACGAGTATCACTACTACGGGCATAGCTGCAACGGCCTTACTCCCGCTGGCTACGGGTACTACGTGAGACCTGAGTGCATTGAGCTCGTAAACGAAAACGACGAGAGCGCCATCACAGTTGGTACAGAGGTCGAGCTTCGCCGCGGCAGCACGTATTACGACCGCTTTGTCAGTCAGGGTATATCTGTACGAGGCCGTGTCGTTGTGGGTAGTAATCCAGTTGAGGGCAGCATAGGAGTTTACTTCCCCGGCCTGACTTTCGGGCACAACCTCCGTGACGCACTTCCCGCCTGTGATACTCACGGCTGGTGGGTCTCCGAACATGAGCTCATGCGTGTCGAGTCCAACGCAGTCTCCGCTTGACAGTCAGCCGGTGTACAAGAACAACACGTTCTTGTACACCCACGGGCGGTCAAGCCCGAAACAAATTCAACTTCAAAGGAGAGATTATTTATGTGCATTATCGCAGCCAAAGCCAAGGGTGTCGCCATGCCTGACGACCAGACCATCGAGAACATGTGGTACGGAAACTCCGACGGTGCAGGATTCATGTACGCGGAGAACGGCAAGGTCTACATACGCAAGGGCTTCATGGAGTACGGCCAGTTCCGCAAGGCTCTCGACGAGCTTGCCGCCACGCACGACATGACGCAGCTCCCCCTCGTCATGCACTTCCGTATCACCACGCACGGCGGCACGAAGCCTGCCAACTGCCACCCCTTCCCCATAACCGACAGCGTCGGCGTCCTGTCCAAGCTTGAGACCAAGTGCCGCGTCGGTGTTGCGCACAACGGCGTCATCGACATCACTTCCCGCAAGGGTATCTCCGACACGATGGAGTACATCGCCTCCCAGCTCGCCCCGCTCAGCCGTGCCGTACCCGAGTTCTACAAGAACAAGCACCTCATCGAGATGATATACAACGCCACGGGCTCACGCCTCGCGTTCCTCGCACGCGACGGCTCTATCTACACCGTCGGCGATTTCATCGAGGACGGCGGTATGCTCTACTCCAACACGTCGTACAGATACAGCCGCAGCTGGAGGGACTTCAATTACAGCTGGCTCAAGTCGGACATCTCGTCGCGTGAGTACGAAAGCTGCATGGACGACATCGACGGCTCGTACACGTACAAGACGATTATGTGGGTGACGGACGGCTTCCTCGCCGGTGTGGACAGCGACAGCATGGCGGACGAAATGTTCGCCGTTGACCCTGCCAACAATGTCTACGTGTATGACTACGACAAGGACGCGCTCGTGCTCATGCCCGGTGCGTCTGCGTGGAGCTGCAACGGCACTGCCATACGGTTTGAGGACGATGATGAGAACGTAATGCAGGAGCTCGTGTACACCCCTCGTGTCCGCTATCTGGGTACATGGGGCGGCACGCCGGAGCTCCCGCACTGATGGGGCGCTTCGCGTATGGCAAAAAGAAAGACCCACCGGCTGAGCTACTATCTCTCAGCCCTGAAAGACCCCGGTCTTACCTGCGGGCAGCTTGAAGCGCTGCTCACTGACGCCGCCAAGCAAATGCCCAGCGTGTTATCGGACTCGGACTACGAAAGAATATACTGGCTCGTGATGAGCCGCATGTGAAAGGAGCTATCATCATGGCAAAGACCACCGCTTCCAGAAGCCGCTTCGACGGCTACATGAAAGAGCTCGACGAGCTCAAGGCCACAAGCATCTCCGACTACGCACCCTTACTCGGCAAGGTGTATCAGGAGCGCGCCTCTCTCGGCCTCGGCTATACCGGGGTGCTGCTCATCCGTATCGAGGAAGAGGTCAGAGACCTGCTGAAGAAAGGGTGACACCTGCATGACGGATGCCGAGTACCTGCTTCGGCAGGACATACGCGAAAAGAAATCCGCTGCCCGTGGCGCACGCGCCAGAGTCAGCGGAAGCAAATCCAAGTATTGCGGGCTGCCGTCGGATAAGCTGACGGCAGCCCAGCTCAAAAGGAGGAACGGCCCTGTGCTTACATACAACACGTCCAAATGCCTGAGCTATGAGGAGTTCCGGCGTCTGCCCGACGACCTCCAGCGCACGTACATCAGCACCATCAGCCGGGTGTACCGAGTTCCCATGAACGCGATAGCTAAGGCCATGGGCTGCTCGGACACTACCATGTGCCGCATAGTACAGCGGCTGGAGTATGACCCCGTGCGCGGAAGAAAGTGGCCAGAGCCCGGCGACAAATGGTTCGACTTCGTTGCCGGGAAGCTAACGGTTGACGGCGTGCCCGCCAAGTACGCCCAGCCCTCACCGGCGGAGGACGCCCCCGAACGCTTCGGGGAGACGGAAGAAGCCGCCCCGCCTGCGGCGGTCTATCCCACAAGCGGGGCGTTCACTGTCACGTGCACGCAGGCTGAGCTTGACCGCTACCTGCGCCTGAGTCTGCCAGCCGATACAGTCTACGAGTTCAGCGTTCACTTCACCTGCGCACAGGATGCAGCCAGAATTGACTGCTGCCATGCAGCGGCAGCCACACCGGACGGCGATTCGGGTCATGATTCTCACTCCCGTCCGGATAGAGAAGCTTGACCGCCTCGTCGTAACCCTTCAATGCCCGGTCGAGTTGCAGGCAGTATGCCTCGTACTGCGTCACGATGTACAGCAGCTCCGACCGGGTGAGCTTATCGTACAGGCAGGCGCTGTATATCGTCTTGTCGAACTCGTCGATGTCGTTATTGCGCAGCTGATAGTACGCCACACACAATCTGCTCGTACCCCTGAGCCGCTCATCCGTTATGGATGAGAAGCACTTGTACGCGCCTTCGTAATCACCGCAGCTCAAGCGGTACATCCCCACGCAGAACATCTCGTCATCGCCTGCGGCCACTCGCGTGAATATGGGTATCTCCTGCGGTCTGGATTTCTCACGCTTGTAATACTCGCCCATAATTCGCCATGTTTCATTGTTCTCCATTCACTATACTTCCTTTCTTCAATCCCGTGCCAGCCGCGCCACCAGTTCGTCAGCCTGTGCCTTTGTCCACACGCATACGACCTCGTGCCCGGCTCGCTTCAGCTCCTCATGTCTCAGCTCCTGTATCGGCGACAGCTCTCCGCCCAAAGTCTTCAGCTCCACCCACAGCACACGCCCGCCGGGAAGCAGCACCTGCCTGTCCGGCATCCCGTTCCGGTTGTCGGGTATGAACTTTATGCAGGCCAAGCCCAGCTTTGACCTGAGCTGTCCAGTCAGGTATGCTTCGACGTCTCGTTCTCTTACGCTCATTCGAGTCTCTCCTTTGCGGACGTGTTCGTGTTTGCGCTGCAACGACACGTGATGTTAAATGATGGTATGTGCCCATGCTTTGCGGCCTTATCGTTGCCAGAGCTGTGACATGTTGTGTCGTGTTCAGCGCTTCGCTCTCTACTATCCCCCTACAACATGTCACACATGTCACTCATGTCACTCCCACATACTCTTTAAAGGGATAATATTGATATATATATTGGTATATTGTGGGGGATTTGGTATTGATAGGGTGAGGCGTGACATGACCAAAATTTAGGTGTCACGCCGGAAAGCGTTGGGGCGCAACGGTTTCGGGATGTGCGTGACATGTGTGACATGTTGAACGAATATATTAGGGCGGCCTGTGCTCCAACTTGTCACGCTGTAACCATTTTGGGAAAAACTAGGGTGACATGTTGGGGTAGTTAAAGGCCTTGAACATGTCACGCGACGCACGTTATCAAACCATTCGTGACATGAGTGACATGTGTGACATGTTGCCCTCAAAACTTTATCGAATTGAAGTATTGACCCCAACATGTCACAATATGTCACCCTAGTTTATTCCAGAAAGTATCACCCGCGTGTCCGCAATTCGCGGACAAGCTCGACCTCTGCCTCAAGCACGGCACGGACTATTCTCTTGCCTCTCTCATCCAGCATGTCGAACATACGCCCCGCGCTGTACGCCTCATCGCTCAGCCCCTCGCGCTCGCCGTCCTCCCCTTGGTAGTTGTCGGTCAGCTCTCCAACCGACACGCCCAAGCACTTCGCCAGACTTTCGAGTATGGCTGGTCTCGGATAGCGGCGCGCTGTGATGTACGAGGACAGCGACGTGCGGCTTATCCCCGCCCTGTCCGCCAGCTCCTGCTGGGTCAGTCCCCGCATGGTCATGTAATCGTAGAGGTTCATGCCCACACGCTGGCGGGCATTGAGGTTGTCCTCCGGCCAGCTGCTTGCGGTTTTTCCTGCGTTGTCTTTGGTGTTCATATATAGACCTCCTGTTCTTGCGTATTGGGATGACACTATTATTATAACCCAAACACGACGCGCTTCGCAACACCCTACGCGAAAAGTTTTAATTGACCTATTGACAAATGCGTTCGCTTGCCGTACACTTGACACGCAATGACACATAAGACGCGATAAGCGTCAGCAAAAAGAACACGAACACATGAAAGGGGGTGATGGTATATGGCGAACAAAGGGCAGCTCACGCCCCTGCGTGAGTACAGAATCAGGCTTGGCCTTTCGCCGACGCAGGTTGCCGCTGCAATCGGCGTGTGCGATGCCAGCCTCCGCAACTGGGAGTCCGGCAAGAAGTCTCCGTCTGCGGACAACCTGCTCAAACTCGCGCACTATTATGATGTTCCGGTAGCAGACCTGCTGGACTTATTTTTTCCGGCTGGCGCGTCGTAACGCGGCGCATTGGTCGAATTGACACAAGGAGGAATGAATATGAAAGTAGTTATCCATCGCGGCGACATCACGTCTGCGGTCGTCGCTCTGTGCACGGCACACGGGGAAGACCCTGCTGAGGTGTGCCAGCGTGTGCTCCGTGCACTGGGCTGGTCTGCCGACGCGGGTATGCCCTGCGGCAAGGCGGCGAAGAAGTACGCCCTGCTCTATCTCGCGGACGTGGCAACGGGAGAGCCCCTTGGCCTCGTAGGCAGTGAGACGAAGTTTAAGGACTCCGTCGGCACGAAGCTTCGTGTCGGCGACCTCGTCACGGTCGATGAGGTTGACGGCAAACCCCTGCCCGGCCTTTACCTTGTCCACCACAAGGCGAACAACCTCTTCCACCACGGGCGCAAGACCAAGAAGGTCAAGGACTTCCGTGAGGTCGAGCTTGGCGAGACGCACGGCGGCATACAGGTGGCGGCTGTCGGCAGTCATGGCTGAGGCGGCTCGCCCCATCCCCGATACGTATTACACCGTGAGTCAGCTTGCCTGTCTCTGGCAATGCGACCCCGGTGTAGTGTATCGGCTTATAAGGCAAGGCAGGCTCAGCGCCTTCAAGCTGGGCGTAGGTTATCGAATAAGCTCCAAGGCGGCGGCAGAGTGTGAAGCTCTGCTGACCGCCGAGAGCGCCAGAAGAAACAGGAGGACAAACAGATGACACAGGTAGTAAGGGGCGAGCTGCTTCGTATGCTTGGCATGTTCGCCGAGACCGACCCCCGCAGCATTGAGTACACCCAGCTCATGCGCAACTTTGAGATTCTGTCCAACCAGACAGACATGTACGACGAGGTCGTGGAGCTGCTTTCCGAGGAGGGAGCGAAGCTTGCCGAGGTCGTTGAGTTTCCCACAGCCATTCCTCACACGGACGCAGGCACGGACGCGGGCGCAGGTGAGCGCGATACCGGCGAGCATATCGTGGGGAATAGCCCACCCTCAGAATCAAATCAGACTAAAGGCCGGGAGATAGAACCGCAGGAAACGCCGGTCAGTGAAGAGGCTGCACCCTCCAAGGCCGTCGTCAGTCAGCCGGGAATCATCCTTCCTCCTCCCGAGACTGCCGACAGTCAGCCGGACGTCAACCCTCCCGATACCGGGGAACACCCCGAGTACAAGATGGAGGACGTCAGGGCTGTCTTGGTCGCCGCCCGCCGGAAGAAGGGCGTCAACGTCACGGAGCTGCTTCGTGAGTTCGGTGTGGAGAACTTCAGTGCCTTCCCCGCCGGGCGCTACTGGGAGCTCATGCAGCGGCTGGAGGGTGATGACTGATGCCCGGCTCTCATGCTCTGCTCTCGCCGAGCAAGTCCAAGCAGTGGCTGGCCTGCCCTCCGTCGGCGCGGCTCAATGCCAAGATAGACGAGCGCTTCGGCGAGCAGTCGTCGGAGTACGCCCGTGAGGGCACTAAGGCTCACGCCCTTGCCGAGCTGAAGCTTCGCTTGGAGCTTGGCGAGATAAACAAGTTCAGCTATGAGGCGCAGCGCAAGACCCTCGGCGACATTCCCAAGGAGATGGACAGGTATACCGACGACTACTTTGACACCGTGATGGAGCTCTACTACATGGCCAAGCGCACCTGCCCCGACACGCAGCTCTTCGTCGAGCAGCGCCTCGACATGTCCCCGTGGATTCCCGGTTGCTTCGGCACCGGCGATGCGGTCATCGTCTCTGATGATGTGCTCGTGGTCTGTGACCTGAAGTACGGCAAGGGCGTGCCTGTCGTCGCCGAGGGCAACCCGCAGGCGCGGTGCTACGGGCTGGGCGCGTACAACGCCTTCGGTGCTATCTACGCTTTCAAGTCCGTGCGCAATGTCATCATCCAGCCCCGGCTCGACAGCGTGACCGAAGAGACCCTACCTCTGGATGAGCTGCTTGCGTGGGGCAGCAGCATCGCCCCTCTTGCCGAGCAGGCATGGCGCGGCGAGGGCGAGTTCCACACCGGCGAGCACTGCCGCTTCTGCAACGCCCGCGCCATATGCAAGGCTCGCGCGTTCGAGTCCTTTGATGTCCTGACGCATTGTATCGACTCCCCCGACGTGCTGCCCGACGAGCTTATCCCCGGCCTGCTTCGCGTGGCGGATACTGCGGAGGCTTGGCTCAAAGACCTGAAAGCCTACGCTCTTGCGCAGGCTCTGCGCGGGCAGGAGTGGAGCGGCTACAAGGTGGTGCGCGGCAAGCGTCCCTCCCGTGCCTTCCGCAATCAGGAGGAGGCCGAGCAGCAGCTCATCCGTGCCGGTTATACGCCCGACCAGTACATGGAGACCCGCATGAAGACCGTCGCCGAGGTCGAGAAGCTGATGGGCAAGCGCGCCTTCGACGCCATCATGTCCGGGCAGGTGGTTCAGGGCGAGGGCAACTTCACTCTTGTTCCCGATGACGATAAGCGCGTCGCCTTCGAGTCGGCGGACTTTGCCTTTGCCGACATGGGCGGCGGGGAGGAGGCGACCGGCGATGATTGAATTAAAGCCCTGCCCAAACTGCGGCGACGAGCCCCGGCTTCACAAAACATCACGCGGTAAATTCCGCTACGAGTGCAGCGGCGACTGCTGGCTGCACACCAGTAATTACTGGCAGGAGAGTGACGCCGCGAATGAGTGGAACTCGTTTGTTGAGAGAGTGTCGTGGGACGAGGATGACAGCAGAGCGTGGGACGAGCTTATCGAAAGGCTCATGAACGGGAGGGCGGCTCATGGATGATTACATATCGCGCAGTGCTCTGAGAGAAGCGTTCGCCAGCGTCAACATTTACTTCCCGGAAGAAGACCCCCGCCCCAACTCTGGAGCTCGCAACATGGATGAGTTTATCGGCAAGGTCGTTCGCCGTGTGCCCGCCGCCGATGTCGAGCCTATTGTCTCTTCGCACTGGGTCGTGCTTGGCAGGCACAACTTCGCCTGCGCCGTATGCCACGCGCGTGTCTCCGGCGTTACCCCTCGCTGTCCATACTGCGGTGCTCGCATGGCTCCGCCCATGCTGCCTGTGACGAATCGAGGTGAGAGAGGATAGACATCGAGCTGATTAAATACCCCACTGATGACGACTGGCTGTTCTGCAAGGCCTGCACCCTTGTCACAGTCGGCAAGGACGCCAAGACCCCGCCCGGCCTTGAGTGGAAGCACAAGATACTCGAAGCCCGGCACAGCCCCATACGCACCTTGCAGTTCGCGTTCAGGATAACCGGCATCCCGTACTGCGACAGCGTGCACCTCTGCCGCCACGTCCATGCTCAGCCCTTCGTGCAGAGCCAGCGCAACGACCGGCAGAGCAGGTACGACCGCCGCAAAGTCCCGCAGGACGCGCCAGTCAACATGATTTGGTACATGAATGCCGAAGAGCTTATGACCGTCGTGAGCAAGCGTACCTGCCTCCAAGCGGCAGCCGAGACGCGCGCCATCGTCGGCAGAATGAAAGCGCTGGTCGAGAGCCAGCTCCCCGAGTTTGCCGGTCTGCTTGAGCCGCCCTGCGTGTGGCAGAACGGCGCCTGCCACGAGATGTTCCCCTGCGGACGCTACACCGGCAGCGACGGCTACATAGGAGGAATTGAATGAACGAGTTAATCAAAATCAACACCAGCAACCCCGACCGCCCCACGGTTCTCGGGCGTGAGCTGCACGAAGCGTTGGAAGTCAAGACCGCATACAAGGATTGGTTTCCGCGTATGTGCGAATACGGCTTTACCGAGGGCGAAGATTTCAACCTGCTCAAAATTGAGCGGGTTGCCACGGAGGGTACACGCCATGTAACGCGCGTCGTAGACGATGCACAGCTTACCATCCCCATGGCGAAAGAAATCTGTATGCTCCAGCGCACCGAAAAGGGCAAAGAGTGCAGGCAGTATTTCATCAAGGTTGAAGAAGCGTGGAACACGCCAGAGATGATAGTCGCACGCGCCCACCAGATTTTGCAGGCGCGGCTCGATGACGCAATAAACCGTGTCGCTCAACTCGAATCCAAGGTCGAGACCGACCGCCCCAAGGTGCTCTTCGCCGACGCGGTCAGCGCGTCCGACACCACCATACTCATCGGCGACTTGGCTAAGCTCATCTCGCAGCATGGCGTGGACATCGGACAGCGCCGTCTGTTTCAGTGGATGCGCGACAACGGCTACCTCATCCGGCGTGAGGGCACAGACCGCAACATGCCTACCCAGCGGGCTATGGAGCTTGGGCTGTTCAGTATCAAGGAAACGGCCATCACCTGCCCGGATGGGCGAATCAGAGTGACCAAGACCGTCCGCGTGACGGGTAAGGGTCAGCAGTATTTCATCAACAAATTTTTGGATAAGTAAAAAGGAGAATCGACTATGAGTTTCAACAGAGTTATTTCCGATACCGGCCTGCGCCTCGGGCCTGTCCGTTTCAGCTACGCCAACGTCTTCCGTCCCCGCACCAATGACGACGGTACTCCCGGCAAGTATAGTCTCTGCGTCATAATTCCCAAGAGCGATACCGAGGCATACAACATGCTCAAGAAGGCGTATGAAGCCGCCGTCGCTCTCGGCAAGACCACGAAGTGGAACGGCAGAGTTCCCTCCAAGGTGGCGCTCCCCATCCACGACGGCGACGATGAGCGCCCGGATGACGAGGCGTTCAAGAATTGCTGGTACTTCAACTGCTCCAGTAAGAACAAGCCCGGCATCCGTGTCCGTGAAGCCGGTATCATCTCCGAGGCTCTGGACGAAAGCGATTTCTACTCCGGCTGCTACGGCGCTGTCACGGTGAACCTCTTCCCGTATAACAGCTCCGGCAACGTCGGCGTGGCCGTCGGTCTCAACAACGTCATCAAGACCGAGGACGGCCAGCCTCTCGGCGGCGGCCGAAGCGCCGAGGCCGACTTCGGCGACATGGCCGACTGACAAGCGTCTCCGGGCTGCGCACTCACGCGCAGCTCGGATTCTCAGATAAGGAGGACAGCATGAGAGTATTAGACATTGACATCGAAACATACAGCTCCGTGCCACTGCCCGCCTGCGGTGTGTACAAGTATGTTGACTCGCCGGACTTCGAGATTCTTCTGTTCGGCTATGCCATCGACGATTCCCCGGCTGTGACGGTAGACCTCGCCTGCGGTGAAGAGATACCTGCGGAGGTCTTGGCCGCGATATGGGACAGCGCCGTGGAGAAGCGCGCGTGGAACGCCAACTTTGAGCGCACCTGTCTCGGCAAATATTTCGGGCGTTACTGCCCGCCCGAGCAGTGGTTTGACCCCATGGTGCTGGCTTCCTCCTGCGGCCTCCCGCTCACGCTGGAGAGCGCAGGCGAGGCTCTTGGCCTTGCCGAGGATAAGGCCAAGCTGAAAACCGGCAAGCAGCTTATTCGCTACTTTTCCCTTCCCTGCAAGCCCACCAAGAAGAACGGTATGCGCACACGCAACCTGCCCGAGCACGACCCCGACAACTGGAAATTGTACAAGGAGTACAACACCCGCGACGTTGAGGCCGAGATTACTATTTGTAATCAGCTCATCAAGTGGCGGCAGTCCCGCTCTGAGCACAAGCTCTGGTGTCTCGACCAGCAGATAAACGACAGGGGAATCCGTGTAGACAGCGTGCTTGCAGAGAACGCCATCCGCATTGGGGACGACTATAAAGCCCGCCTTATGGCGCAGGCGACGGAGCTGTCCGGGCTCGTCAATCCCAACAGCACCGCGCAGGTCAAGCTCTGGCTGGAGGAGCAGGAGGGGCTGACAGTTCCCTCGCTCAACAAGAAGGTCATCGCCGACGTCGTGGCGCAGCTCTCTGACGGCAACGCCAAGAAGTTCATGGCGCTGCGTTCCGAGTTCAGCAAGAGCTCCACCAAGAAGTACGAGGCCATCGCCCGTTCCGTCTGCGGCGACGGGCGCGTGCATGGCTGCTTCCAGTTTGCCGGTGCTGGCCGCACGGGGCGCTGGGCTGGGCGGCTCGTCCAGTTGCAGAACCTTCCCCAGAACCATATGACCGACCTTGACTCGGCGCGCTGGCTCGTGCACGAGGGCGATGAAGAGACCTTCAACGCCGTGTACCCCGACGTGTCCTCCGCCCTGTCCGAGCTTATCCGCACCGCGCTCATCCCGGAGGAGGGGCATCGCTTCATCGTCGCGGACTACTCCGCCATCGAGGCGCGCGTCATCGCGTGGATTGCCGGCGAGGATTGGCGGCTCAAGGTCTTCGAGAACGGCGGCGACATCTACTGCGCCTCCGCCTCGCAGATGTTCAAAGTGCCCGTCGTCAAGCACGGCGAGAACGGGCATCTCCGCCAGAAGGGCAAAATCGCGGAGCTCGCCCTCGGCTATGGCGGCGGCGTCAACGCGCTCAAGGCCTTCGGCGCGGACAAGTCCATGACCGAGGAAGAGATGGTCGAGACCGTAGACCTCTGGCGTTCTGCAAGCCCACGCATCTGCGCACTGTGGAAGTCCATGGAGAAGGCGGCCATCCGCTGCGTCGTCCGTAAAGAGCCGGTCATGTCCGTGGCTGGCAGCATCCTCTTCGAGTATGAGGACGGCGTGATGTGGATGACCCTGCCCTCCGGCAGGCGCATCGCCTATTGGGGTATGCAGTACGCCGAGAGTGGGCGCAAGCCCGGCAAGTCTCTCACATATATGGGCATGGAGCAGACGACCCGCAAGTGGACGCGCATAGAGACGTGGGGCGGCAAGCTCGTGGAAAACTGCGTGCAGGCCACCGCCCGTGACTGTCTCAAGGAATCCATGCTCGCGCTTAATGACGCCGGCTTTGACATCCGCGCCCATGTGCACGACGAGGTCATCATTACTGAACCTGTCGGCGGCAGAAGCGTTGAGGATGTGTGCGCCATCATGGGGCGCAGCCTCCCGTGGGCGGAGGGGCTGCCTCTGCGCGGCGACGGCTACGAGTGTAATTACTATATGAAGGACTGAGCTTATGTTTACGATAGTGCGAAAGCGAGACCCCAACGTTTCCTGTACATGCGCGCTCTGCGGAGAGCCCATATATGTCGGCGAAAAGTATTACGCGCTGCCATCCGGCGAAGCCGTCTGCGATTACGGCGACTGCATAGATGAATGGCTCCGCGAGTATACGCGAATCGCGCAGCCTGATTATTGATTTGGAGGAGATTTTGTATGAACGCGATAATCAACTGGGTCGGCGCGCTGGGCGTTGCGCGTCAGTGCGTGCTGGCTGTCGGCCTGCTGGCCGCAATCGTCATTGGCTATATGGTGTACGTGGCTTTGTTCAACGCCTTTCATGCCGAGGATGAAGACGATGATACCTTTTTTGACTGACCCATCAGTGCCGACTCCCGGCGGGAACTGCCCCAACTGCGGTGCTCCCATGTCCGGTGAGCGGTGCGCATACTGCGGCACATCCGAGCCCGCCCCGCGCAAGGTGGTGGGCGTGCGGGTCGAGGAACGCGACGTGCAGGCTGTTCGCCTGCTGCACGTGTTTTCCCCGGAGTATCAAGCCAGCGAGCGCGATATGCGCCGCATGAAGGAGCACGAGATGCCGGAGCGCCTCGGGCGTGAGCTGCTGGAGAATGGCTGGGTCGAGGTGCGCACGTGCGTAAACCCGTACACGCGCTGCCTTGAGATACAGTTTATCCTGCGCGTACAGCGGCCAGAGCCGTCCCGCGTGCGGGAAAAATGGGAGGATGTATAGATGCGTATTTCCAAAGACGAGTATTACCTCAACATTGCCCGTGCGGTCGCGCAGCGCAGCACCTGCCTCCGCCGCCAGTACGGTGCGGTCATCGTGCATAACGATGAGATAGTTTCCACCGGCTATAACGGCGCTGCCCGCCACACGCCGAACTGCTGTGACGTTGGCCGCTGCTGGCGCGAGGAGAACAACATCCCGCACGGTGAGCAGTATGAAAGCTGCCTTGCCGTCCATGCCGAGCAGAATGCGATAATCTCCGCCGCGCGCCGTGAGACGCTGGGCGCGACCATGTATCTTGTCGGCTTTGAAAACGGCGTCGAGATGCCGCCCGACAAGGTCAAGCCCTGCAAGATTTGTGAACGAATGATAGTGAACGCCGGTATCATCCGCGTTGTGACGGAGGACACCGGCGTGTAGGAAAGGAGAACCCCATGACGGAAAGAGAACAGCTCGTTGAGCTCAAGCAGCTTGTTGCCCGCTTCGCCGCCAAGTGTACCGAACAGCAGCAGCTCATCGCCGAGCTCACCGCCGAGTGCGAGCGGCTGAGACTGGAGGCGCACCGTGACGAACTTTGAATATCTGAAGGAATGTTCGCTCACCCGGCTCGCGTGGTATCTGCGCACGCGGCTTGCCGGTAATCTCGGCTGCCCTCCGTGCAACCTCATGCACGCGCTCGACCCTGCTCACTGCACCCCGACCGGGTCTTGCGAGAAGTGCTGGATTGACTGGCTCCGGCAGGAGCGTCCGCAGGACTGGACGGATGACATAAAGGTCACGGCGGAGGTCGTGCTCTGCAAGGACTGCGCTTACGGCGCATCCGGCGACAACGGGCATCCGTTTGTCGGCTGTATGCTCCCCCGGTTTTACGGCGCGATAATGGCCCCGGACGACTTCTGCAAGCACGGCGTCCCCAAGCCTGTCCCCGCGGCGGAGCTCAGGCGGCGCGAGAAAGAATGGCGCGACGAGAAGTGGGCGCGCGACCGAGCCGAGGAGGATGAGCAATGAAGAAGATACCCACCATATTCGAGCGCGTGTATGACGGGCACAGCATAGTCGGCCTGTACCGCGACATCGTCCCCGGCTTCGAGTGGGTGCTCACCGGTGAGGGCGAGGCCACAGTCAAGTTCGACGGCAGCTGCTGCGCGTTTGCCAACGGCAAATTCTATAAGCGCTTCGACGCGAAGCCCGGACGGGAGATACCGGATGGCGCTATCCCGTGCTGTCCGCCCGACTCCGTCACGGGTCACTGGCCGCATTGGGTCGAGGTTCGCTCCGGCGACCCGGCTGACGTCTGGTTTCTGCGCGCCCGTGACAACACCCTCGACGTTCCCTCGCCGTCCGACAGGTTCATAACCTACGAGGCCGTCGGCCAGCACTTCAACGGCAACCCCTACGGTATGGACGATGACATACTCATCCGCCACGGAAGCGTGAAGTGCAGTCATCTCGTCCGCAGCTTCGACGGTATATGCGAGTACCTGCGTTGCAGCGACGTTGAGGGCATAGTCTTCTGGAAGGATGGCGAGCCCCGCGGGAAGATAAAGCGGACGGACTTCGGTTTCCCGTGGCCATCCCCGTACTGGTGTGACCGCGATGGCTGACGGCAAGGAATACAGGACGCTGTACGGCAGCACGTCCGATAACACCTGCGCTTTCTGCTGCAAGCATTATCTGTCTCTGACGCCGCGCCAGCTCAAGACACGCGCGTGCCTCCAGAAGCAGTGCCGCTACCTCATCCGGCATGAGCACCGCTTTTGGGATGAGCGCGACAACCGCAAAGCCATGCGCAAGGCGCGCAAGCACCGCCTTGAAGAGCAGTACGCGGCGGCCACGGGTAAGAGGAGGACGCACTGATGCAGTATATTCCGCGCGCCCATCAGGTGAAGGCGGACGCCTTCCTGCGTGAGCACCCGCGCTGCTGCCTTCTGCTGGATATGGGCTTGGGAAAGACGGTCGTCACGCTCACGTACATAAAGGATTTGCTCGACGACTTCGCCGTGAACAAGGTTCTGGTCATCGCCCCCAAGCGTGTGGCCGAGGACACGTGGTCACGCGAGAAGGACAAGTGGGAGCACCTGCACGGCCTGACCATAAGCAAGGTCATGGGCACTGGCAAGCAGCGCGAGGCAGCTCTTCGCGCTCAGGCCGACCTGTACATAATCAACCGCGAAAACGTGCAGTGGCTGGTCGAGTACCTCGGCTCTGACTGGTGCTTTGATACCGTCGTCATCGACGAGCTCAGCTCCTTCAAGTCCGCGCAGTCCAAGCGCTGGCGCTCCCTCAAGCGTGTTATCCGCCTCTGCACTCACGTCATCGGGCTCACCGGCACACCAGCCGCCAACGGGTATATGGACTTGTGGTCGCAGATGTATCTCATCGACCAAGGCGAGGCGCTGGGGAAAACCCTCACCTCGTACCGTGACACGTACTTTTACCCCGGCGCGCGCAAGGGGCACATCGTCTATGAGTGGAAGCTCAAGCCCGGCGCGAAGGAGCGCATAGATGCGCGCCTTTCCAAGCTGTGCCTGTCCATGAGCAAGGAGGATTGGCTGGAGCTGCCGCCCATCACGTATAACGAAGTGCCCGTCCAGATGAGCGCCGGTGAGCGCGATGTGTATGACCGCTTTGCCGCCGACAAGGTGCTGCCCCTGCTGGAGCAGAAGCTCTCCACTGTTGAGGATATGGATTCCGCCATCGTCGGGGACACCGCCGCGGTCGTGTCTAACAAGCTCTTGCAGATGGCGAACGGCGCTGTGTACGACAGCGAGGGCAGCGTCTTTCACCTGCATGACCGCAAGCTGGAGGCGCTGGAGTCCATCTGCGATGTGGCGCAGGGTCAGCCCCTGCTCGTGTTCTACTCGTACAAGCACGATGCCCAGCGCATCATTGAGCGCTTTCCCGCCGCGCGTATGCTCAATGACTCCAATGACATTTCCGACTGGAATGCTGGCCGTCTGCCCATGCTGCTGTGTCATCCGGCGTCTGCGTCGTATGGGCTCAACCTGCAAGACGGCGGGCACATCATCGTCTGGTTCGGCCTGCCGTGGAGCTTGGAGCTGTACTCTCAGGCAAACGCAAGGCTGTACCGGCAGGGACAGGAGCATGGCGTCATCGTGCACCATATCGTCTGCGGCGGAACGGTGGACTCCCGCGTCCTCGCCGCCCTGCGCAATAAAGACGCGACCCAGCGCAGTCTGCTCGACGCGCTCAAGGGATATATCAAGGAGGAGCTATGACAGAAAAATTCAGACCCGTGTACGCGGTGGACTTTGACGGCACTCTCTGCCTCAACGCATGGCCTGAGATAGGCGCACCGAATACCGGGCTTATAGAGCAGCTGAAGCTTGCGCGGCAGGAGGGCGTCGGCCTTATCCTCTGGACTTGCCGTGAGGGCGAGGCTCAGGCAGCCGCTGTGCTGTGGTGCGCCGGACACGGACTGTACTTCGACGCCGTCAACGCGAACGTGCCGGAGCGGGCTGCCCTCTACGGCGGGGATTCCCGCAAGGTCAGCGCGGATATTTACATCGACGACCGGGCGGTCAGCCCCATGGGAAAGTGGGGTGATGAGCATGGGAAGTGTTAAGCCAGACCCCGTAAGGGACTTTCTTCTGTCCGCCTCACGGGCGCATGTCGATGCCTGCACGCTCCGCCGCAAGATAGAACGGCTCACCGCGCAGATAGAGCGCATCACCCCTACATATTCGCTCGCCCCCGGCGGGGGCAGCACGGACAGAGACGCGGCTCTCGTCACGCTTGCAGACCTCAGCCGGGAGTACCAGCGCAAGCTCGTAGCCGCCGAGTGTATAGAGGCGCAGGTTTCCTCCTTCGTCTCCACCGTTCCCGGCGAGGATAACCGTGAGGTGCTCTACCTCCGCTACTGCGAGGGGCTGAGCTGGCCGCAAGTCCTGCGTGCGATGCAGGCCGACCGCTGCTGCTATTCGGAGCGGCAGATGTACAGGATTCATGGACGTGCCTTGGCTGAGGCGCGTATCAAATGGGAGGAGATTCAAAATGAACATATCCAGAATAACGAGACCCGAGATTCTTGAAAGAGCCAAGACCTGCGTGTGCGGTGAGCGTGAGCAGGACTACGGTTCTCCAGAGAACAACTTCAACACCATCGCCCAGCTGTGGAACGCATACTTGGGCGGCGGCTTCTTCGAGGCCAAGGACGTGGCCGCGATGCTCGCCCTGCTCAAGATAGCGCGTATCGCCTCCGGCAACGCGAAGACCGACAACTGGGTAGACCTTGCCGGTTATGCCGCCTGCGGCGGCGAGATAGAAGCCGCGGACGCCGCGCTGGTGCAGGCCGATGTTTGACTGTTCGTTCACACCCGTGACGTGGGGGGAGCACCTCCGCTGGCGCAGACACTATGCGGAAAAGTCTATGTGTGAGGTGGCTGAAGCAGTGGGTATATCCCAAAGTGAGCTCAGCCTTATTGAGAGGGACAAGGTGATTCCCCGGCTTGACACCGTTGTCTGGCTCGCCATTTACTACGGCGTTACGCTTGATGAGCTTATAGGTCATGCGTGCGCCGCTGAAGGGAGGTGAGATGCATGTACGATAAGCTTTGCCCCATGGCCTTCAATCACCCTACGGTCGTCCGTACTGAGATGAACTGCTTGGGTATCGCCTGTGCTTGGTTCAACGAGGCGTCCGGCCAGTGCGCCGTGCTCGACCACGCCGCAGCGCAGAAGGCTGCCACGGCCAAGAAACCGGCTGCGAAAAAGGCGGAGTAATCTGCCTTCCTGTTCCCGCCGTGCAGAGCAGCGGGAACAGGTTTCTGAATCAGGGAGTAGTACAGAATGAATATTTACACATTCAAAAACAGGCGCAACCCGATAGGCAAGCCCGTGTCTCTGACTTGGCCGGAGCTTGTGGCCAAGCTGCGCGAGCCGGAGATAACCGATGAGAGCATCGCCGAGTACGCGGGCATGAGCAACGAGGAGCGCACCGGCATCAAGGATGTCGGCGGGTATATCGCCGGTGATCTTGAGGGCGGACGGCGCAGTAAGGCCACGGTGAAGAACCGCTGCATCGTCACCATCGACGCCGATGAGGCGAGCTGGCAGGACTGGGGGCGCTTCGCCGCGGACAACCCTACCCTGTGCGCCTGCTGCCACAGCACCCATTCGAGCACGCCGGACAGCCCCCGCCTGCGCTGGCTGTTTCCTCTTTCCCGTCCGGCCACTGCCGATGAGTACAGGCTCATCGCGCAGGAGCTTTCCCGCACGGTCGGCGCTGATACCGTGGACGAAAGCACAGACCAGCCCGAACGGCTTATGTTCTGGCCGTCCGTTTCCTTTGACGCCGACTACGTCTTCCATGCTCAGGACGGCCTGCTGTTTGATGTTGATGCCTATATGGAGAACTTCGGGGGAGAGCTTCCCGCCCCCGAGTCCGTCCCGCCCAAACCCGCGCCGGAGAGCCGCGCCGTTCTCTCAGTGGAAGAGGGTCAGCGAAACAAAACCGTGTTCAGCTTCGCGGCGTCTCTGCGCGGGCAGGGCTTGGATGAAGGCGGCATACGCGAAATGCTCGCCAGCTATAACGAGCGCTACTGTGACCCGCCGCTCGAACCCTTCGAGCTGGACACCATTACCCGTTCGGTCTGTTCCCATTACGCTCCGGGCGAGGCCGTTTCGGCCACGCTGCGCGATGCGTGGGATGACTTCAACGACCTCGGCGAGTGGCAAGAAACAGTGCCGGAGAAAATCCGAAAGCTGTCTGGCGAGTCCATGGCCAGTCTGTGCAGCCGCGACATCGCACCGCCCTGCTACGTTGTGCCGGGGATGATACCCAACGGCATCACCATCCTTGCCTCACCCCCGAAGTTCGGCAAATCGTGGATGTGTCTTGACCTTGCCATCTCCGTTGCGACCGGCACCGAGTTCATGGGGCAGGAGACGCGGAAGAACGGGGTCATATACCTCGCGTTGGAGGACGGCGATTACCGTCTGAAGGAGCGCAGCCTGAAGGTCGCTGGCGACCGTACTCTGGCGGAGAACCTGCTGCTCGTGAAGGACGCCCCTCTCTTGGCCGACGGGCTGCTGCCCATGCTCAAGGCTCTCATGGCGGAATTCACCGGCAGCGTCGGCATGGTCATCATCGACACTCTCCAGAAGATACGCGGCACTGCCGGGAAGACTGAGGGCGTTTACGGCTACGATTACCGCGAGCTCGGGCAGCTGCACAAGTTCGCGCTTGACAATAACATCGCCGTCGTGCTCGTGCATCACCTGAACAAGGGCGGGGACGACGGGGATTTTGTCAGCAGGCTCAACGGCTCTACGGGCATCTCCGGCGCAGCGGACGCAATCATCACTCTGTCGCGTGCCAAGCGCCGCGACAAGGAGACACGAATGTCCATCACCGGCAGAGACGTCAAGGAGCACGAGCTTGTCATCGAGATGGACTGGGCGCGGTATCGCTGGTTCGTTCTCGGTGAGGCCGACGAGGTCGAGGATAAGCGGGATGAGATAGAGTTCTACAATGACCCTGTGGTCAAGACCGTGCTCTACCACATCGAAGAGGCGGAAGACCTCTGCGATGATGAGCTTGAGGATGTCGAGTGGGCTTGTACCTCGGCAGAGCTACTGTCCGAATGCGAGCGGCTTTACGGTAGCCGAACCGATATTGACGTCCGCGCCATAGGTCTCCGGGTAAAGAAGCTCCAATCCAAGCTGGAAGCCTTCGAGGGCATTACATATACCACACGGCGGTCAAATTCCCGCCGGGAGCACGTCTTCACCAAATCCATTTTTTAGGGCTTGACAGCACCCCATATACTTTAAGGGACGAGGTGCAGCCTCACTTCGTCCCTTTTTGCGTCCGGCAGACGCAGAAGGAGGACACTGATGGCTAAGAAACTATATACCGTAACACTTACTCTCCCAAACGGAAAAAGGAAATACTTCCGCGGGGCTACAAAGAAGGAGGCTGAGGCAAAGAGAGATGAGGCTGTCAAGCAGCTTGACGCAGGCATAGATGTCGGCAACGACATGACAGTGAAGGAGCTGTGCGAATTATGGCTCAAGGATTATAAGAAAGGCAATGTCCGCGATGTGACGTACAGAAGCTACAACACTCGGGTATATGCGTGGATTATACCCGCGCTGGGCGCACTCAGGGTCATAGACGTAAAGCCTGTTCACATCCGTCATATGCTGTCAGGTTACAGCAAACTTGCCAAGGGTACATGCAAGGGACTAATCCAAACCACCCGCGCGATATTTGATGTGGCCGTAGAAGAGCTCGACATGATACCGAAGAACCCCTGCCTCAAAAACATAAAGGCTACCGGTGAAGAGCCTGAAAAAGTCTCCGCACTGACAAAGGCGCAGACAGAAGAGCTGCTGGCTGCGGCCAAAGATACGCAGCTGTATCTCTTCGTCCTGCTGGCCTTGAAGGCCGGGCTGCGCCGGGGCGAGCTTCTTGGGCTCATGTGGTCGGACATAGATTTCGACACGGGTATGCTCACTGTGCAGCGCAGCGTTTCGTATACGGCGGAGAATCCGCAGGGCGAGCTTGTCCATACCGTGAAGACCGAGGCCGGGTACAGAGACATTCCTCTCCCGCAAAGCACACTGGCCGAACTGAAGGAATATAAAGGCCGGTCACAGTCTCTGTATGTCATACACGGACGCGATGGAAGCTACATGCCATGCTCCGCATTGTCTTACAATTGGACGAAGCTGGCCAGCAGGCTGAGCTTCCCGTGTCATCCGCATCAGTTGAGACATACCTGCATCACGAACTGGTTTGCCGACGCCGGACTTGATATTAAAGAGGTGCAGTATTGTGCCGGTCACAGCTGCCCGAACATGACCCTCGACCGATACACTCATTATCTCAAGCAGGACAGGATGGAGCAGACCAAGAAAAAGATTCAGGCGGTTTGATGTTGCACCATGTTGCACAGCCCCTGTCAGCCGGGAACGCAAAAACGCGCCGCGTTGCAAACGTGTTGCAAATCCCGCGGCGCGTTCTCCCAAGAAGCGCATGATTCCGCCGCTTCTTGGCTGTGACTAGATATTATTTCAAAAAAATGTTTGATTTGTGGATCAATGACACCGCCCATAACAACTCGATTTCTTGTTTTGAACGTATTATTAGCGCCATGGGTGTTAAAAAGCGTCCGTATATGGAGGTCTGCTCTTTTATACCGGACTGCAGTAAAACGACAGTTGCCATCGATACTAACGGAGACTTCTTCCGATGCCTCCATTACTGTATGGACGGATTGCACCGTATAGGGAACCTTAATTCGGATTCGCTGTGTATAGCTGTTGGAGACTCGATGATGTCAGAGCGCTGGGAGCGTCTGAAATGCACAGAGTGTCAGGATTGTGATATTCAGGATTACTGTTGCGGTGGGTGTCCTTATGTGGCCGAAACCGTAAACGGTACAATGATGAGTAGAGCTAATACTTGCGCAAGCCAGAAGGCAATCGTTCATTACATATATGATTATCTGAAGCAGT